AGGCCACGGGATCATCCCAATCCCCCAAGGAATGCAACGACTCGGGATAGGAACCCTTGGTGGCGCTTAGAGCCTCATTGGTAGTCTTCAGAGAGCCGACAAATTGATCATGCTGCGACAAGGGTCCGGTTGCTGCGGGAGGAACTGCGGGGGCATCCTCGGGCATGTTCTGCCACTTGTAGCCCATCGACTTGAGCTTGTCCTTGATCGCATCGGGGTCGGGAACCTTCCACATGTAGGTGGCGAAATCGCCCACCAGCGCATCGTCAGTGGATTCCAGAGAGCCGAGGTAGACCTTGATGTCCTTGAGCAGCCCCTTGCCCCCAGCGGCCTTGATCGCGGCTTGTAGCTCCTTGGCATCGGCCTTGAGCTTGTCCTTGATGACCTTCTTCGCGTCTTGATTGGCTTTCTGCTTGGCTTTCCAGCCGAGCCACTTGGCCTCGACGCTCTTGGCTACATCGGCCAGCTCGGACGCATCGGTGCTGGTCATCAGCGTGATAAACTCGTCCTTCGTTGTCCACTGCCACTTTTTGATCCCGGTATCCTTGGCGAGCGTAGCCAGCTCCTTGGCCTTGAGCGCAGAAACCATCGACTTAAATGCGTCTTTGTTGGTCTTTAGAGCGAGATCCAGCGGGTTGATAATCTCGTTTATCTTATCCGTCGATACCTTTGCTTGCATCATGTCCACGATCAGCAGGTTCTTCTTCGTTTGCGCGATCTCGATGCTTTCCTTGAACGACTCCCAGCTGGCGGGGGAGTCGGGCAGCTGCACCGAGTCCTGTATCTCGGCCACTGCCTCGGTGGCGTTCTTGATCGCTATCGCATCGGCCTTTTTAGCGGCCTGATTTGCCGCCTGTTTGGCTTTCCACGCCAGCCACTTGTCGTTCATCTGGGTAGTGGCCGCGTCGATCAGATCGTCATCGAGGCTCGTCATCAGCGTCGATAGGTTGTCCTTGGTAGACCACTGCCACTTTTTGATGCCCGTGACCTTGGCGATGTCTTGCAGCTGCTTGGCTGTGTTGTCGGTCTCGATCTGGGCCTTGTAGACCTTGCTGATGTCCTTGAGCTTGTCGAATGCGGCGAACGTCTTGGCTCCAGCCAGCACCCCATTGGCCTGTGCCTTGACCGCGGCCTCGGAGATCGTAGCCTTGGCGGCTTTGTATGCCGACAAAAAGCTGGGGTAGTCGGATGCCTCGGCCGGCACCTTGAGGCTCTTGACCGCGCTGTCGAGCGCATTATCGAACTGCTTGGCCGCTTGATGCTTGAGCGCTGCGGAGGCTTGCCCCGGCTCGATCAGCTTGGCCTTGAGCGCCACATCGGGATGGCGTGCATAGAGCTGCTTGAGGGTGTAGAGCTTGCCGGCCGGCGAGGCATACTTGGTCACATCCTCCAGCCCCGCGGCAAACATCTTGTAGCGATTCGGCCCCAGCAGCTCCTTCTGGAAGCTGGACGGCTGCGCCTTAAACCACTGCTTATAGGTCAGGTCGGCCGGCACCTGTCCGTTCATCGAGGCTCGCGTGCCGGGAGGAGCCTCTTTGAGCGGGATGCCCAGCTCCTTCCAGCTTTTCAGCACCGCGATGACGGTGGTGCGGCAGTTGAAATGGAACGGTGGCCTCGGTCCTTCGCCCACAGGATAAACGCGGCCATCTTGGAACCGGCAGATCTCGCTGGTTCGGGCATCGAGCGTGGCCACGATCTTCTCGGACTTGATATACTTGCTGTTCTGCTGGTAGGTCTGCGCTCTGGCCCCAGAGGATACGTGGTTCGTAGCCGTGCGGATCACTGCGGTGGCGTGGTGGTGCGAGATGGCCAGTGCGCCCTTCGGGCCGGTCAGCCGGCGCACGATCTGCGGGGTGGTCTCGCCCTGCACCAGCCCCTGCCGCAGCGCTCGCTGGATCTTCTCCTTCTCGCCCGTAGCCACGCCCTGCCACCATTTGCCCATCACAGCCCCCTCAAACGGCTCAGACAGCACCATCGAGCGGAGCATCTCGGGCGAGGGCAGCTCATACTCCAGCTTGACCGGCACCGTCGAGTCGAAGCCGGCCACCGTGAAATCGGCCTCGGCCTTGGCCAGCTCCAGCATCTTGGGCTTGAGCATCCCCTTGTAGGTCGCGCTGTATTTGTTGTCCACGATCTCGCCCAGCCCCGCGGTGATCGTAGACAGCCGCTTCGTTGTCCACGGTCCTCGGTCAAAGCCGATCTTCTCGGCCTTGACCAGCCGTGCCGCAACCTTGCCCAGAAGCTCCTGTTCGGCCTGTACAAGCTCTTTGACGATTTCCTCGGCTACACCAGCCCCATACTGCTGGATGTAGATCTGGTGCCGTATGGCGCGGTCTAAGAGCTGCTCGTTGACCGTAGACGCAACCAGCTCCGCAGCTTTTGCCTGTGTCATCGCATCCTCAGAAATACCGGGGTCGTTTTACCCACATATGCCCCGCAGACGTTAAACTCCAGATACTCGACAGCTTCCTCGTAGGAGCAATCGTCGGACTGCTGCTGTATCAGCTGCACCGCTTTCTCGTAGTCATAGGCCACGACATCGGGCTGGCCGAAGCGCTGCGCCACGCCCACGATAGCCCCGCGGAGACCGTCGAACAGGATAGCGTCCTCGGTCCCTTGGTCGATCAACCAATCTTCGACCGACTCAACCGGGGAGGTCATCGATGGATACCGTGTCGGCATCGAGCGAGGCTGTCGCATCGTTTTCGATGTTCTCCATCACCTCGGAGATGTCCATCTCTTCGCTATACAGGCCGCGGCGTTTCCGCTCCCAGAGGTAGGTCTGCTGGTCGATAGCGCCCATCTTGTAGTCCTCGCGGATCTCGGCCAGCTCCTTCTCGGCTCCGAAGGTGAAGCCAAAGTCCTGATTGATCTTGACCTCTGGCTCCTCGGCCGGCAGACCCTGCCACGCGGCCGCAAACGCCAGCCCTTGGCTTAAGCCCCGCTCCAGCAGCATCACGTAGGACTCCAGATCGGAGACGTTCTGAGCGGCATCTACGGCGATCTGAGTCGCTGTGGGGTTGCCGGGGGTCCGCTGCAACGGCTGCATGGCCATCGACTCCATCTGCTCGACCAGATCCTTGAGGCTCTCGCGGCCGACTCGCACCGCATCCCCGCTCGTCTCGACCATCTTGATGTCAGACTCGGAGTTGCGGTTGCCGAAGAGCTTGTAGGGACCGACCTCCACCGCGGCGATGTCCTCATCAGCAAAGCCCTTGAAAAAGAGCATCGGCACACGCGCCACCTTCTCGATCTGGTCCTGATCGCTCTGCTGCTGCCAGTGCTTGGCGTTGAGGTAGCCGAGACCCTCCAGTGGGGGGTAGGCTTTCAAGAGTGCCTGTCGGTTCGCGTAGACCGTCACCAGCGGGATCTGGCCCAGCGTATTGGGATACGGCTCGTCCACCATGCGCCACTCGTCCTCGTTGTCCGTCTGCTTCCAGACCTCGATAAACTCAGGCGTAAAGACCGCGACAAAGTTCTTCTCGGTCTCGTCCCATGCGCTCGATGCACTCGGCTCGATCACCGAGAACCGTATGCGGACCTGTTCCAGCCGCTCCCGGCCACCGACCCGATCCCCACGCCAGCCGATCACCTGATCGGGAGAGACGCGGACGAAGTAGCTGCGGATGCCCAGATCGCGCTCGTCAGCCACCGTCAGAGCGCGGCCCAGCGTCGATTGCAGCTGGTAGGTGTTGGGATACTCGACCAGAAAGTGACACTTGCCATATACCAGCATGTCGGACAGCAGCTCGCGGCCGAAAGAGGTCAGGTCCGTGCCGGCCAGATCAACGTCTTGGATGAAATCCTCGTAGAAGGGGGTCGCGCCGGCTCCCAGCTGCACCGGCTGACCAAACGGCCGGCCGGCCATCGAGTCCACCGTGTGCTTGAATGCGTCATACAGCACCGTGCTGTTGAGCCGGTCCCGGTAGCGCTCGTTCGTCTCGCGGCTCATCTGGGGGAGATACTCCTGTGCCGCCAGCCGCATCGCTTGCGTCCCGCCCATCAGGGTCACCGGCAGCTTGAACCGCTGCTGCATGTCGTTATACGCTGCTATCGGGGTGTCAACCGTGACCTCGCCACTGTCTCCCTTGTTGAGCCTCGGCCCCAGCAGCTGGGTGCCTATTCGGTTGGCCATGAGTGCCTCATATAGAAAAACGCCAGCAATATACCGGCGTAGGGTTGATTTTCGCGGCCCGATATGGACTACAGCGGGACCAGCTCACTTGCGAACGATATACTCCGAGATCTCGCGGCCATACTGCGCGGCGAAATGCTTGGATTTCCACTTGTAGAGGGGCGTTTTCATCCCCTTTACGTCCTCCACGATCCGCTCGGAACCGCGAAAATACACGAAATCGGCCACATAGCAGCCGATCCGCTGCCCATCGACCTCCAATGGGAACCGCACCTGTCGCTCCAGTCCCGTAATGCGGCCAGCCTTGGCCAGCAGCTGGAGGTCGAGCCACCGCTTGCCCTCGGCCTTGGAGTCAAACTTGATGCCATCGACCTCGACGCGGCAGTTCCCGTACTTGGTGGCGTAGCGCCGGCGGCTTTTAGCTCTCACACCCATGCCATATCTCCCATTGACATGCGCTCGCCGGCAACCGGGAAGACCTCGGCCACGTAATAGCCCAGCGCGTCGGATATATGCGTCAGGTTGGGGTCGCTCTTCTTGTCGATCTCACCCGCGCCACCCTCCAGCAGCCGCACACCCTCCAGATCTCGGACTACGTGGGGCGCTGCGCCGGGGTCGATCATCATCCGCACCACCTCGTCACCGCTCATCAGCCGCGTATTGACCGCATTTACACGGCTTCGCTGACTTGGGTTGGCTTTCGGGTGCCGTATCGAGAGCCGGCCGGGGAACACTTGCCGCAGCTGCTGCTCCACCAGCTCCCAATCGCTCCCCTCGGTCTGCGCTGACCCCCGCGCTCCTCCCGCAGCATCCCCGTGGCATATCACCACGCCTCGATGCTCGCCCCAATCCGCGGCCAGCTTGGCCACTACTGCCGGCGTGTTGCTGTGCTGTGGTATCCATACCTCGCCTATAACCCCAGTTCCGCGCTGTCCGTTGGGCAGCTCCATCTCTTGGCAGACGGCTGCGACCCCCGGCGATACGTTAAAATCAAAGCAGAAATACAGGTCGCTATCAGCATCATACTGGCTCCGAATCGCAGCGCAGTGCGTCTCTTCGTTGAACGGGTAGTAAGCACGCCCCGAAAAGTTGACAAACGATGCCTCATACTCTTGGCTGTAGACCAGCGGGTCCAGATCGCGCCTTGCGGCCGCTATCTCGGCCTCTGGCAGTATGTCGGCCGATGTCCACGTATAGGCTCCCCATTCGCTTGCTTGACCCCTCTCGGCCATCTCAGCGCGTGCAAAGCGCCAGAGGTCGTAGTAGTGGTTCCGTCCCTCTGGCACCCCGATCATCAAGCACCAGCCCAGCCGATCCGATAGCGCCGGCCGCACATGCGCTTGCCACGCCCCCGGCTTCATATTCGCATACTCGTCCAGCACCCCGCCATCCCACGGTGACCCCTCGATGCGCTCGGGCTTGTCCATCCCGACCACGCATATCGACGCTCCATTGACCAGCTCGATCACCAGCTCGGTCTCGGACGGCTTGCCCTTGATGAACCGCGCCGGCACCAGCCGCTTGAGGTCATCCCAATAGATCCGCTTCGCCTGATCCCGCGTCGGAGCTGCGGCGAAATACCGCGGCCGGCCATAGATGCTGCCGGCCAGCGCTCGGACCACCAGCTTGCGTTTGGCCAGCTCGGTCTTGCCGCTGCGCCGGCCAGCTGGGTTGACCACGAACCGGCAGTTGCTCTGATAGCACTCCCGCTGCACCGCGTGCGGCTTGAGAGCCGTCCAGCGCTCACTTAGCTGCGTCATCGGCCTCGGTCTTGGCATTCATTGCGGACATCGCGGCCTGTATTTCCATTGCAAACTCGTCGGGGGACCCCAGATCTGTCGTGGCCAGCAGCTCGGCGCGGGTCCGTTCCAGCGTGCCGATGCGGCCCAGTAGCCGCTCGATGATCGCATTGTAGTCCGTGCGAGTCCGCTCAACCTCGTTTAGCTGCTCGGATTCGGCGTATTTGCCCCGCTTGCCGCTCTTTTGGCTCTGTTTTATGCCCGTTACCACCATCCCGGCGCGGTTGTTCGGGTCATCGGGAGCCTCATCGACCAACTCTTTGGCTTTTAAAGCTCGCAGCAGCTGGATGCGGCACATCCGCAGCTCGGCATCTACGCCACCGATGGGGATGTTGTCGTATAGCTCCAGCTCCTCGTCGCTCAAAACCTGTGCATAGATGCCGTGAGTGCGGCGGCTTTTGCCCCCGTGCAGCCGGCAGCGGCCCACGGATCGGATCGCCAGACGCTTGCACGGCTGGCCTTTGCGGGTAGTCGCTCCGCAGTATAGCCTTCGGGTGGGGTGTCCCAGATCGCCCCGGTCTATTTTTTTAGGCATAGCGCACCTCGTTCTCTTCTTCCAGTGGCACCGGGGGGCTTGTTCGATACTCGATCCGCAGCAGATCTCCCGGCACGCAGTGGAACAGCTCGCACAATTTGGCAATGTTGCCAAGTGACGGAGCGATTCTCCTTTTGCTGATCTTGTACATATGCGACCTATGTATGCCTACTGCTTTGGCCAGCTTATCCCTCGACGTTATGCCGTGTATTCGCATTAGTCGCTCCACGGCTGGCCAAAACAGCACGACCTCGACCATAAACGGCCACTCTGATGGTGGATCAGCTGGCCGCAGCCAGTCTATAACGTGGTTTTCCATTCTCCCCTCGGGAGTAGATCCACCGCGTTTTTTGCATATTCCCCGGTAGGAACAGGATCTCTCCCGGCTGGCATCCCAGCACGCGGCACAGGCTGGCCAGATTTCTATGATTTGGCAGCGACTTACCTTGTCTTATCCGACACAGCGAGGCGTAGTGCATCCCTATAGCATCAGCCAGTTTTACCATGTCGGGGCGCTTTTCTCCCATTGCCTTACCATATCGCAGCAGATACAGCCGGCGAACAGCTTGCCAATCAAGGCGCAGTGGCAGCGTTTTAGCGCAACTAATCATGCCGGCTCGCGGGGGTCATCGGATACCATGCGGGTATTCCTCCCGGCGCTCTCCTCGCACCGCAAGCCGGCGTGTAGGTAGGCAGATGCGGGACACGCTCTTGGATTACCTTGCCGCCGCAAGTTCCGTCCTCGTTGGCGCGAGGGTGCCGATGCGTAGTATTCACAGTACCACGCGCACGATAAGAGTCGTTGACGCGCACGGAGAGAATGCGACTCTCCATGTTGCCCCAGCTGCTTCCGAGGTCAGGTGGCCGCGAGCTGTGGGTGGAGTCACGCTTGATCGCGCATCTGCTGGTCATTTACGTTTCTTTTTGTATCCGCTGGCGTTACGCATCCGTGCAGACGCATCCGCGGCTTTTTTGGTAGTAGCTGTTCCCTCGATCTTGCCTGTGTTTTTATTGACGATCTTCCACGGGCGCTTTCCGGTGCCTTTTTTGACGGTGACGGGCATCGTATCCTCCTCAGCTGAAATTGACCGCGGGAGCCAGCACGATCTCTTTGCTGGTGGTGTCGAAGGTGGCTCCGGTGCTTTCCAGTGTGGCCTCTTTGCCGGCGTAGTCTTGCCAGCGCTTGACGATCACATCGCAGTATTTGGGTTCGATCTCGGCCATCAGGCAGCGCTTGTTCTGCTTTTCTGCGGCGATCAGGGTTGATCCGCTGCCTCCGAAGCAGTCCAGCACGGTCTCGATGTCGTGGTTGCTTATCGCTCGCTCGGCCAGCTCGACGGGTTTCTGGGTGGGGTGGTAGTCGTTTTTCGCGTCTCTCTTCAGTTCCCAGACAGTGTTCTCGGTGGTCGGGCCGGCCCAGCGCAGGGTGGAGCCTTTGGGTTTGAAATACAGGCACGGCTCAAAGCGGTTTTTATAGTTGGCGCTGATGGCGGGGTAGGTGGCGTTGGTTTTGTGCCAGATGATGAGCGCGGAGATGTCTCCCTCGTTGGCTTCTACGGCGCTGTAGGCATTCCCCCCGGCCATATTGGCAAACCAGACATAGCAGGGACCATCGACGTAGTTGAGTGCGATGGGCATAAACTCGCGGTAGATGTCGGAGTCATCGCCGGCCAGCTTGTCTCGGGGTCTCCGCTTGTCAAAGTCCTCGCTGTGGATCTGGCCCCCTTCGTAGTCCACGCCATAGGGGGGATCGGTGAAGAGCATGTCGGCGTGATATTTGTAGTCGCTTTCCTCGGAGAACAGACGCTCCATATCATCCGTTCGGGTCGAGCTGCCGCAGATCAGCCGGTGGTTTCCCAGCAGCCAGATGTCTCCCGGCTGGGTGATGGGATCGTCGGGGATCTCGGGAACCTCATCTTCGTCGGTTTCGCCGGCCAGCTCATGGGGGTCGGCGTAGAAATCCAGCAGAAACTGCTCATAGTCGAAGTTGGGGAGGTCAATGCTGGGCATATCCATCAGGTCGATCTGGTAGTGCGCGGCCATCTCGGCCAGCCCTTGAGCATCGACGCGGCCATAGCTTGAGGCTATCGCCAGCAGCGTCCGTGCGGCTTCCTGTTCGTCCTTGGCCTTGATCTTGACTACTGGCACGCCTCCATCGATCTCCCAGCCCTCGCGCTCTATGACGCGCAGCCGCTGGTGTCCATCGAGGATTTTGTTTTGCCAGACGAAGATGGGCGCGACAAAACCCTCGGTTTTGATGGAATCCCTGAGCTGGGCGTAGCTCTCCTCGGATAAGTTTTTGAGATTCCGCTGAAACGGCTCCAGCTCCACAACCGGCATCCGTTCGCAGTTATCGACCTTGACTTCGATCATGCGGCGAGCCTCTTGGCCATCTGTTCTTTGACCACCGCGTGGGTGATCATGCTGGCGTAGTCGTGGGGAAACTCTTCGGAGTCCATCCACGCTCGATGCTGTGCGTAATCCTTGAATGCGGGTTCGGTGATGATGGCGGGGCAGCTGGTGCGATCCAAGAACCAGAGCTTGTTGCGGCCCATCTCAGACTTGGACTTCGCGCCCATATTGCGCCACGGGAGCATGTCGTGGCTGGCGCTGATCGCTTCGGCCCAGCGCTTGCCGGCTGGTGAGTGAGTGCGTTTGACCGGATCGTCCCAATACAGCACGCAGCTGTAGTTGCCGCCACCGGCGTTGAGGTGCAGCTCGATGGCCAGATCGAGATTAGAGCGGTTGAACAGATCCGTCTTGTTGCGGAGCGCTACATCGTTGTGGCGTTCGTAGGTGGGAGCGGCCGGCCTGATGACCTGATGGCCGGCGAGGCGCAACTGTTCGGTGAGTATCTCCACTGCGAGGATGCAGCGGCCCCACTCGTAGACTTGGCTGTCGGTGGCATTTTTGCTATGCCCCGCAGCAATCCCGATACGCATGTCCCTGATCCTTGTTAATCGAGGCTGGTCCCTCGTATATGAGGATCGGCGCGGCACGGAATGTTTGTCAAGGGCAAAAAAAAGGGGCCAGCCCGAAAGCCAGCCCCTTCTCCCCACACCTCGTCTTGCTACGCTGCCATCTCGGCCTCGGCTTCGGCCTTGACGTTGTCGTGGTGGTCGGCTTCGGCCTCGTCGTAGATGTCGCGCTGGTGATCCTCGTAGATCGCATCGCTGTGCGCCATCTCGATGCACAGCTGCTCCAATCGCTCGGTCATCCGATCCCCCAGCAGACAGCCGGTGTTGCGGACATCGTGCAGCCGCAGACCAGCCGCATCGATCTTCTTCTGGAGCCGCTTCTCGGCCACGTAAAAGGTGTCGCGGCCGGTCAGGTGCCGATACAACTCCTTGCCCGAAAACGGCATCTGTGGCGAAGCGCAATCTACGATCTGGCCGGCGAGTGCCGCCTGTTCTCGCGGTGTCACCCCGGAGCGTGTGACGATCTCGGACATCGACTGGCCGGCCTCGGCCATCTTGATCGAGATCTCTGCCTGTGCCAGATCCATGATCGCACCGATAGCCTTGCCGCGGACCATTGCCCCGTATACTCCACGCTCATGCGATTTGACCAGCTCGTCTCGCATCTCGGCCAGCGTGTCCGTCAGCCGTGTCGCTGATAGGGTGTTGTTCGCGCTGATAGCTATGGCCAGATCGCGCATCGCGGCCATCGTACTGAGCTGGAGATCGAGCTTGTCCACTACTGTCGTGTAGCAGACGTTTGCGCCATCCCCCGACAGCGCAAATGTCCAATCACCCGGCTCAACGTCGAGCGTGGTGCGCCTCATCGTCAGCGTCAGCTGCTCGCAGTAGCTGTGGGTCACGCAGCGGCCGGCTACGGTAGCGACATCATCATCGACCACGACCTCTGCCGACTCGGACGGATTCGCCGGCAGATCGGCGGGGGTCAGGTGATCCAGATACAGCGCTTTGACCTCGATGGTCTGCCGGCCAGCGGAAGCGGTCAGCCTCACCCAGACGGGAATGTCTGCTTGCAGATGGTGCATCACGCCGGCGTACGCGGCCACGGCTCCGTGGGTCTGCGGGGCGATTTCGATCTGCGTCAGGTCCAGCTTTGCGTCTGCGATCATCGTGTAGGTAGTCACTCCACTGCTGTCTGGAAGGCGATTGTCTGCGATCATCGTGTTAGTAGTATCGAGCAGTTGCATGGCGGCTCTCCTTGATAGGTGGGTGGATTAAAGTCCGAGGCGTTTCTCTGCCCAATCGATAAATTCTTTTAGCTGGCCAATGCTCCACCAGTATCCCCGCGAATCATATATCGCGCCATCCAATGATGCGGTGTCAAAGTAATCGCAAGCTGCGTTTGCGTACTGGCTGGCCAAGTCCGCGATCTCTTCATTGTCCTCAATCACCTCAAGACGATCTCGTAAGTTTTCTACGAGTTTTTGCTGCGCTTTTTTAGTCTCTGCGTAAGTCATGGCGGCTCTCCTTGATAGGTGGTGGGCGAGGCCGAAGCCCCGCCCCTGCGATTTAGTTGATGGTCAGAGTGATGGTCCCGGTGGCCGAGGCTACGACTTCGCCCTTATCGGAGCCGGTGTTGCGGATGATCTGGAGCGTGTCGATCTCGCCCATCTCTGGGCCGTAGACTTCCAGCATCTCGGCGGCTACTGCGTCCGTGGGCTTGCCGTGACGCTTGTAGTCGTAGATCAAGTCAGTGGGGAAGTGGCCGGGGCTGCGGATCTCGACGTAGTAGGCGGGGGTCTTGTCTTTCATGGCGGCTCTCCTTGCTTGGTGTGTGTTCCGTCTCTCAACTGACCTTAATATAGCGATGATCGCTACTATATGCAAGTTCTTTTTTGCCCCCAATCAAACTTTTTTTACGCCAGCACCGGCTCCGAGAAAATCACCACAGGCCCGACCAGCGTTGGCATGTAGCTGGCCGTTGCCTCGATGCGATCCAGCGCCCTGTTGTTGACCGTCAACTGTTTCCGCTCTCCGTCCTCGTCGCAGATCATCTCGGTAGCTCGGCCGGCCACGCGGACCTTGACCAGCTCGATGTAGCCGCCTACCAGCTGCTGCAATTCCTCCAGCGCGGGGCATTCGGTGATCGTCCGTTCTTCGATCTCGCCGGCACCGTCTGCCGGGATGATTGTCATCGTGATTTTTTTGGCCATAGTGTCCTCGGTTTGGTAGGGGATCGAGCTGACAGTTGAAGCCGCCAGCCCGATCCCGATGGATTAGATCAATGGTGCCAGTGCGATGCCGATGCCGATGCCGGCCGCAGCGGCCGCGGTAGCTATTGCCGCGATTCGGCCGCGATGACTCGGTGCCGGGGTACCGCTGTCCCTGTAGCTGCGGAACATATCATCGAAGACCTCGTACTGCCGGCGATTCTCGTCAATCGCTGTCTGGCGAAACTCGGCCGCGACATCGGGAGAGCAACGCAGCGTCAGCCGTTCGTGCGGCTGGCGCTTCTCGGCCTCGTAGACCTCGTCGCGTGTCTGCGCCGGCTGCTCCACCGGCTCCTGTTCCACCGTCTGTTCGGCCGGCGCTGGCGCGGTGAGTCGCTCCAGCATCTCGGGCGGCAGCTCATCGTGCTGGCTGACATGCGCTGCCAGATCCCTGATCCGCTCCCGCAGATGCCGCGTGTTGCCGTAGTTCCGCGGCTTTTTGGGGATGGCGCTCACGCCGCGCTCAAGATTGCAGTAGTGGCCGGTTGAGATCTCCAGCGCCAAAGCCATCTCGCGCATATTGAATTTGAGGTACGTCCGTAGGTCTTTGAGCAAACCCGCGCTGGGCTTGATCCGTTCGCGGTGGAAGCCCTCGGCCGGCTCGTCAAGAATTTTTACGACCTCGACGGGCGAAACCGGGGATGGGGGTACAGCGTGCTGCGGCTCGGCACCGCTCCACTTTCGCTTGCTTTGATCTGCCATAATGGTCATACATCTCTCCTGATCGGATTGGATTTGAAGGGCGGGGGCCGAAGCCCCCGCCCATTGGCGCACTTATCTACTGCTCGTCTCCATATTCTACATGGTGCTTCGTTTGCAGTGCCTCCCTGCCCTGCGCGGCCCACAGGTCGGACGTTGCGTCAAAATCGATCTGCCACCGCTCGACCCGACAATACTCTCGGTCAACGAGCCACTCTCCGACGCAACAGGAACCGTTTGCGCTTGCTTTCATTCCAAACGTATCCCCCGCGAGTCGAAACCTCATGTCTCCACCGCAATCCTCTGCGTTGAAGTGGTCGGTAGACATCATCACGATGTCACCGGGTACAAAGTCCAAACGTAAAAGATCCATTTACATCTCCCTGATCGGTGTTTTAGTGGAGCAGGGGCCGAAGCCCCTGCCGGCTGGTGCTGCGATGCCTACGCTCCTTTCTGGGCATCGTCATCGAGGAAGGGGTCCAGTAGATCGTCCATCGAGTGAGTCGGCTCATCTGGCTGCGCCTCGACCTTTTCGGCCTCGATCTCTTCCGCGATCTGCGGTTCGCTCTGCTGCTGGCCCAGCAAAGCCGCGGTGGCCTGTGCGACTACGGCCGCGGCCTGTATCTCGGTGTCCGCGTAGCCCCGCATCTTCTGGCCATCCAGCTCGACCATCACGAAGAGCTTGGCGTTGTACTTCTCTTTTTCGTTGGGGCGAATCGTGACGGTGAGTTGAGTTTTCTGGTCGATCATGGCGGCTCTCCTTGTGGGTGTGTGCTGCGTTTTTCAATCTACCTCAAATATATAGCGTTCATCGCTACTTGTCAAGTTCTTTTTTAACTCAAATTCTCGACTACGACGATTTTATTGCCCTCGGCCCTCGCCGTATCGATGGCGCAGCGGAGGAAGAAATCTCCCTTCGGCGCTGCGTAGTAGCTGGCTGAATAATCGGCGCACCAGCGCTGCGTGTCCTCCGACATCTGTTCCCAGCTCGGCCGGCTGTCTCCATACATGCTTTTGTCGATGTGATACTGAGAGACGACTTTGACCTCGTCCGTCGAGCCGGTGCAAGCCGGCAGATCGTTGGGATGGGGTAGGGACTTGTTGAGCATGGCGGCTCTCCTTGGCTTGGGGTGGGCGAGGCCGAAGCCCCGCCCGAGGTTGGGTGCTTAGAAGTAGTCCTCGACGTTCCAGCAAGCGGTGCCGGTGCCGTGGTTGACGTTGTAGTGGCCATCGTTCGATGTGGTCACCCGCTTGTAGACCTCGCGGCGTACCGCGGGACCAGCCGTTGTGCGCTCTTTCCACATCTTGAAAGCCGGGGTGGGATTGAGTTCGTAGACCTTGATGATATCCTTCACTGCCTCGACTCCGCTTTCGATGAGTGTGCTTTCAGTGCGATGGCTCATTCTTGCTCTCCGTGTTTGGGTTGTTTACTTGTTGCTGATAATAATATAGCGATGAACGCTACTCTATGCAAGTTCTTTTTTTGGGATATCCGCACTTTTTTTCAAGAACCGAAAAACGGGAGCTATATAATTAATAACTAATTACTCTATTTATTCTTAATAAGATGGGCGAGAATGCAAAATCGCCACTCTGCAAGTGCCTGTTTATTTACGAGGTTACGAAACGAAAATGTATGGGCGAAAAATCGATTTGATGGGCAGCTTTTGGATTTGGCCACTTCGCAAACTATTGTTTTTACGGCCAGTTACGAGGCAAAATTGGATGGGCAGCTTTTGAGCTTAACGAAAAAATGTTAAGTTGACCACTGCCCACATGTATAGTATATTGACGGTGTCAAAACGGGTGTCAAAACGGTTGTAATTTGGTGCGGAAGCTTTTTTCTTGCGCTCTGGAGCGATCATCGCTACGTTTAGGGGTAACCCTAACCACGGAGAACAGAAAAATGCTACAACGCGACAATGGTATCACCAGCGCTCGACGCTCGGCCGCGGCATTTGTGGAGTTGATTGAGGAGCGCGTCAACCGCGGCGATACCGACATCGAGGCCAGCCGAGCGCTGCGATACGCAACGGGGATACTCGGAGACCTCGACGCTGCTCTGGCCGAACAATCCGACAAGGCCGCACCGGTCTACTACAGCACCAGCGACATCGCCGCGCAGCTCGATTGCTCGGTAGCGTGGATCAGGAGGCTGGCAGACCGAGAACAGATCGGGGTCAAGCGTGCAACCGGGGGGCAGGGGAGTCGGACATACAGCCGCGAGGATTTGGCCAAATTCAAGGAGTTGATCGCCAGTGGCAAGCGAGGCCGGCCAGTGACAGAGTAAGCCCTACAACCCTACACATGGAGTGGCAGCGCCGTGAACCATATCGGGACAAACATCACCGTGGCAATGGCATCGGCAAATATGTCCTTGCGAGAGTTGGCCAGCCGTAGCGGCGTGAGCCGCCGCGCCATCTCTCGCATGATTTCGGGCGAGGCTGATGCGCGATGGTCAGCGCTGGAACGTATAGCAAGCGAGCTGCGGATCACCACGCAAGATCTTGTATCTCCGACAATACCCGCACCACAGACATATACCGGAGTCGAGGTCATCGATACTGCGGTCATCGCCACGCTGCAATGCGAGATACGCCCCGAGGGCGTAGATGCCGCCAGCCAATATATCTCGCCGAACTATCGCTGCTCGTCCACGCAGTACGACAAAAACGACAGGACCATACCGGTAGACGCAGTGGATAGATGGCCGGTGGGAGCAGAGGTGGAAGCCTCTATTGCAGCCAACACTGAGATTGAAAACTGGGGTCGTCTGAGCGATGCAATGCGCGACAGCGACATCGACCTTCTCGGCTTGAGCTGGGAAGAAGAAAATCGCGCAAATGCCGCATGGAAGCGAGACAATCCGTACCACAATCGGCATTTGGATATTACTCATATTTTTGTGCAAGGGGCGCGGCGAGTTGTTGCGCTGACAACGATGACAGAGACGCGGGTTACAGATTTGGAGAGCGACACAATACCCGATTACGTCGAACACAGTGGTCTGCTATTGGAGCGCACCGTGTCCAGTATTGTCTCTCTCCAGCCTATGTGGCCACTGCGCTCAGACGAGCCGCCGCTCTGGATACGGAAATTTTGGAACGCGTACGAAATCTCCGAGAAGCATCGAATCCTCGGTCATGGCGATAAAAATATTTCTGCGGGATCTGGTGAGCGATCCACTCCGATTGCGCTAAAAGATGCCGGTGGGGCGCTTTTGGACGATAATGCCCCGCTAACTCACAAAAATTGGAAGAAATAAGCATAGTGCGGGTCCAAAAGCGCCCCACCCCCCCGCGGTTGCATAAATACCGTAACTGCAAGCGGAAGAGTCATTTACGTACGAAATTTAAGTTGACACGGCTCGGCCCGTAGCATATATTTCATACTTGATTTAGTGGCGGGGCGTGGGTGACCAGACCTGCGCTTAATGCCAAAAAAAAGCCCCCGCAAGGGACCAGCCTCGCGGGAGCAAAGCACCAACCAATCCGATCAGGGACATGCCAGTGCTATTTCTGTGTGCGCTATATCAGCGCGGTAGTATCCTATCGTCAGTAATCAGGTCGAGCAGTCGCGCAGCCGTGCGATTGACCGGCCGGCGATCCGACTCCCAAGCCCACAGCGTCCCGAGTGCGACCCCGATCTCTTGGGCGAGGTCTGCCTGTGTCCAGCCGCGGTCTGTTCTCAGTTGGCGCAGTGCGGTGCCGGTCCACTCTCGGTCTGTATCTGTCAGGAGCATAATACCATCAATATATAGTATTTACGTCCGTCGAACAAGCATAAATACGCAAAATGCCCTCAATGTAAGGGGTAGCCAAAAAAACCTGTTGACAAGAATAGCGTTCATCGCTATATTTAGGACAGAACAAAAAAGTGGCACCGAGGAGAGAGCCGCCAAGCAATACCCTCGGTGCCGGAAAGTAACACACCCTATCAAGGAGCGCGTTATGTATAACCTACCCGTGCCGCAGCGGAGTGTCAAGCACTGCCCCGCCTGTGGCGCAGCCGAGCGGATCGAGACAGGCGCGTGCAGCCAGTGCGATCTGCCCCTGATCCAGCCCACAGACTTACACAAGCATCTGGCCGCTGCCGAGGGTCGCACCGAGCTGCATCAGCAGCTGGAGCGTGCCGTATGAGCCGCCACAGCCGCGATCTATTCGACAGGATCGAGCCGGTCATGCGTATCGCTGTAGCCATCAGCGCCGGCTATCTGGCGATCAGAATAATACCATACGTCCTCACCGAACTCACCAAATAAGGAGCCGCAAAATGCCAGTAAACATCCACGGGAAACAGTATCTGCCCGTCGCAGAGCGCATGGAGATGATCAAGACCGAGATCGGCATCGCCAACTACTCCGTGCAGAGCGAGGTGCTGCACCACGACTCGGAGCGAGTGATCGTCAGGGTCGAGCTGCACATCGACCACGGGAACGGGATACAGCGCTATGTCGGCCACGCCGAGGAGTATAGAGCCGCCTCAAAGATCAACAAGACCAGCGCTCTGGAAAATGCGGAGACATCCGCACTTGGTCGCGCTCTGGCATTTGCTGGCTGGGCCGGTGACGAGATCGCCTCGGCCGACGAACTGGCCGCGGTCATCCAGCAGCAGCCCCAGCAGCAGAACCAACAGCAGCAGCCGGCACAGCAGCAGCCCCAGAGCCAGCCCCAGCAGCAGCAGAGTCAGCAGCAGCAGCCGGCAGCGCAGCAGCAGAACGGCAAGAGGAAATTCACCGGAGACGTAGATCGGGACATCTGGGGCAAGGCCAAGGCGGCAGACGCTAAGGCTGCGTATGCGGTCCTCGACCAGATCGTGGAGAAGAGCAACGGAGAGATCGACAGGGCGCTCGACGCAACGGGTCCGCTGGCCGAAGAGTGCAATCTCATGCTTGCAGAGATCGTACAGGGCAATCCGAACGACGATGGTCTGCCCTTCTAATGGCGCACGACTACACCAACGTCAACATGATCACGCTACACTATCTGATCGAGAGCGGAGACAAGCGGTATCGCGTCACTCGGCGCGATGCCCACACTGGCACGATGTGGGATTGCGAGTGTCCAGACCACGCCTACCGAGGCGGCACAAAGCAGTGCAAACATATCACAGCAGCGCGGACGGAGCTGCGTAGCGGATGGATCGGAACAGAGCGAGAACCGAGAGTGACAAGACTCAAACCAAACCAAGGAGCGGCCAAAAATGGCAAGCATAACCACGATAGATAGCAGCATCGAGCGAGGGTGCGGCACCCGAGCCGAAGGGGGGCTATACATCTGCGTCCCGACAGGCTCCAGCGGCATCCCCGTCGAAGCGTTTGTTCTTGACCCACCCATCCCGTGGGGCGAGGGACCGTTCCGCGGTGCGCGGCTGCACAAGCGGGACACGGGGGTCACCGATTTACTTCTGTGGGTCGGCGCGGAATACTACCCGACCATCGCGGACTTTGTGGTCGAGGGAGCGCGGCATGGATTCTCAAAGCGTGTGCCGGTCCACCGCGAGGCTGACTACTCCAGCCTCGACCAAGACAGCCGCATACTCCTGATCCACCCCAGAGCCATCGTCAAGGGGAGCTATGAGCTGCGGCCGGTGCTACAGGGCATCAGGCCGGTGATACAGCGGCCCGACCCCGAAACGCCGCGGGATTGCACTCACGCGCTGCGGCGGGTTGAGGACAAGGACATCCCCGAGTTGAGCTGCACATTCGCTACGTGGGATCTTGGGGTCGCATTTGACACGCCGGCGCATCGCATCATCGAACGGACGAGCGTGACCACGGTCATACAGACCCCGAGCGTTCAGTACTCGGTGATGACACCCTTGTATTACGACGATCCCGTCGAGTATTCGGCGGGGGTCTTTTTGCAGCTTCCGTTCCACCATTTTGAGTACGTCAGCAACGACAATCAACTTCCCGACTCCGTCCAATCCGCGGTTGGCCAGAACCGCAACAGGACGGTCATCACACCTACGTAGGAGATCAGGGACATGCGAGAAGAACTAACATCAACACTGGAGAGCATCCCGCTCGATCTTGTCGAACAGACCACGATCAAGCACGACATGACGCTCCAGCGCAGCATCGCGCTCATCGGCCAACAGGTGCCGGTGATCGTGCTTAAGGATCTCGATGCCGATCCAGATAAACACAAGACGATCTATCGCATCCACGCGGGGCAGCGCCGAATTTCTGCGCTCCGAGAGCTGGGCGAGGAACTGGTGATGGCTCGGGTCTACAATCCAGACACCATCAAGCTGCACCTCAACCCCGAGTATAGGGCCAGAGTTGCTGTTTACATGGCGAAAATCACAGCCGCCGAGAATCTGGTGCGCGGTGCCAATGCGGGAGCCGAGGCCGATGCGCTCTGGGCGCTCCTCGATGACCGGCTACGGGCCGACGTTGAGGTGGGAGACCTACGAGACGCGGTCAACGAGATCAGCGCTCAGACCGGGCTTGGGCGCACCCAGATCAAGACTCTGATCGATCTCCGCAGCAGCCTGTCGGAGCTTGGACTCGATCAGCTGCGGAGCGGTGAGATCTCGGTATCGACAGCCAAGCAATTGGCGCGGCTCACGCGAGCCGAACAGACAGCGCTGATCGAGAACGGGGGAAGGGTCAAGCTCAAGGACATACAGGAGCAGATCAGGCTGAAGCGATCAGCAGAACAGACGGAGATGTTTGACGATCTGCCGGCGCTGCCGACCCCGGTTGACCCGCATCAAGCGCTGATTGACGGGATCGAGGGAGTCATCGCGCACGGGGGTCTTGATGATTTTTCGAGCCAGACTTTGACGCGAGCGGTCCAAATCCTCCGCGACCACAAACCGGCAGCGGTGGCAGTATGAGCGGCTGGATCAAGCTCCACCGGCAGATCGAGCAGAACTGGATCTGGCACCAGCCCCACACGCTGCGCCTGTTCAGCCACCTGTTGCTGGGCGCAGCCACCGAGGCCGAGGCGATCTATCGCAACCTCCGCACCGGCCAGCTGCGGACAACATACGCAGCACTGGCTGACGCGCTCAAGTACGGCACCAACCGGGACAAGCTCAAAACTTTATCTCGGCGCGAGCTGGGCCGCATGATTGAGCAGCTTGTCGAGGCTTCGATGATCAGCTGCGAGAGCAGCCGCGAGGGGCTACTGGTCACCGTCACCAACTATGACGCGTACCAAGGTGGCCGCAGCGAGGCATCGTTGCGTGCGCCTGTCGATCCGAGCTGGCAACCGGACCCTGCGTACGACTCTGGCGAAGCGCTCCAGCGCTACATCGAGGCTGTCCATCCAGATGTGGGGGAGCTGCCGGTGTGGGTGAGTCGCGTCGAGGCAGAGAACGCGCTGGCGCTGCTCCACAGAGACGATCACTACAGCGCCGAGGAGATCTATCGAGCTATCGATCAGATCAAGGAGCATCGGGCAGCTCTGGATTGGGTGGTCCGCGACGGGCCGGCACGGCTCCGCAAGCTGACCCCGAAAAACAAAATGACTATGGACGTAGTACTTGCATGGAAAAAGATGGAGACCAAACATGGCAAACGTAAGCTCTATACAGGATCTACTGAAGGATCAGGGACAGATGGACTTGAAGCAGCCCTCGGCTCCGCGTGAAATATCGAACGAGGCGTGGCGGCACGGTCTGCGCCGGCTCCGCGCCCTGCACCCAAACGCCGATTGGCCGGCATTTGATGATTCTGGTGCTTGGAATGAGTTGATCAAGGAGTGGCAGCTGGCGCTCAAGAAGATGAGCCAAGACCAGTGGATGAAAGCGGTGGACTACTACCAGCGCAGCAGCCAGATCAAATACCAGCCCAGCCCCGCGGCGATGTGGCAGGTGGTCGCAGAGATCCCCGAGATCGACCAGCGGGAACGAGAGGCTGGAGCCAGCGAGAGGTGGAACGATAGGAGCAACCGCGAAAGCGAGAAGAGATCGAAGTGGGCCGGCGAGCGCGTCAGTGGCGAGCGTGCCGCGGAACATATGGCCAAGATCCGCGCCGAGAACCCGAGGATGTTCAGATGATGAAAGCCACCGACGATCAGGTGCGGTCAGCATTTAAAAGGCACGCGAATGCACACGCTGCGGCCAAGGAGCTGGGCGTGCATGTCGATACCTACCACCGGCGGCTGCGCCGGCTGGGGCTGACCAACAACCCCAGCCACAACAACATTTCCACGCCAGCCGAGCGGGGCAAGGGCTTGGAAAGTCGCGGTTTCAAGAAGTATTCTGTCGGCGCGAGCGCTCGCTACTACAACGTCTGCGAGACCGCGAAATGCACAGGGATGCCGCTGCACAGCGGTCTCTGTATGCGCTGCACCGCAGAGAAGCGTAAAGCAGAGCTGGCAAAATAATGGCATTGGCCACGGACACCCCGCTGGGCGCGACATACAAGGGCAAGGAGTACGCGGTGCTGGAACGCATCTCGGCCTCGCTGTGCTGCGAGTATGTCGCAACCCATCGGGATGCCGAGGTCGATGCGATTATGATCCGCGGCGGCAAGGTGGTCTCAGCCGGCGAAATAAAGTGCCGGTCGGCAACGATGCACCAGTTGCAGCAGTGGGGGAGCCTGATGGTCTCGACCAGTAAGCTCCGCGCCGGCCGCGGCCTCGCCAGTGCGCTGCGGGTGCCGTTCCTCATATGGACAACGGTCAAACCGCATCTGCTGGCCAAGCGGATCGAACAGATGGACATCGCATACTGGCCGCTGATCAGCGCGGACGGAGAATACGAGCCGGCGATCTGCGATCCAGACGATGGCCAGCTGCTGTCCGAGACCCGCGTGACGCAAGACACCATCAATGGGGGCGAGAAGGTTGACGAGGTGACCTACGCTCCCGTCGAACTGATGAGGTTACTGTAATGGCCGCGGCTGGGGAGACGCACAAGCCTGTTCTTGTTGTGTGTGCCGCGGCCTTGGCTGGGCTGAGTGCGGATAATCCGCAGCCGGGACTAAGGGGAACCGGTTGCAGCCCAGCCAGAACTATATAGCGCGTGTGCCGGGGGTAGTCCTTGTCCTCGTTAGGTGAGCGCTTGCCGGGGGAATGCACACGCCCCCGGTCTCATAATCTGTGGGACCAGACACGGAGAGCAAAATGGAACGCGTGAGACTGTACAAAGATCGACTCAACAAGCCCGAGGTAGTAGCAGAGTATCTGGGCGTGTCAAAGCGAGCGCTGACGGAGATGTCCACCGGGAAGCACTACAGCGGCCGACAGATCGGCTGCGTCGAGGTGACCCCGCGGCAGCGCCGGTTTAAGTATGAGCATGTGATGGACTACGAGGCCAAATACACCGTCAAATGAGCGCGGTCAATCTGGAGCTGTTGGACGAGGCCATCGAGGAGATCCGCTCCTCTCGGTCTTCCGTGGCGCTCGTCCAACAGCTGCTCGTATACATTGAGGATCTGCATCAGGTCATCGTCCGAAACGACCCTGACGAGCTATTTTCCGAGCGTCGTAAGCTCCTATAGCACAGTGCCTTACGAACAATCGTTAAAAAAGATGAGAAAACTACTTGCGCCGAGTAGCGTTCATCGCTATAATTAAGACAGCACAGAGAACGAACCCAAACCAAGGAGAGCCGCCATGAAAACCGAAACCACCACCAGCAGCTGGGCCACGATAAAGTGGGACAAAGTCAAGCTCGGAAAATTAACTGCAAAAACCCAAGCCGCCATAGCGCTCGACAATCGGATCGGCAACACTTACAGCAAGTGGATCGAAAAGCCCGAGAACGCAGATGATGAGGATTTCCTCAACTCCACCCGCGACAAGCTCCGCGAGGCCATGCTCAAACTGACCACAGACGAGATCGACTTGCTGGATACGCTGATCTTCATCGCAAATGGAAACCCCCAGAACTATCGCAACTAAGGAGAGCCGCCATGTGGATACTTACACCTTTCGGATTTTTCAGCGTAGTGCAGAAGAGCTTTGAACCGCACGGGCTGCTGACGATCCGCGCCCGATCCCGCGGCGATCTGGAGAACCTCCGCGACCAGTATCTGGGCAACAAGATGGGCCAGATCACCGAAGATTTCCGCGCCGACTACCAGTTCCGCGCCACCGTGATTAACAAGGATTGGGCCGAGGCTGTCGGCCAGATGACGATGGACATCGACTACGACAATTTCAAGAACGAGGTAAAGGCACGGCAGGGGAGCGAACGAGCAGCCATCTACGGCCACGTATGGAGCGATCTGTACGAGATCCAGCGGCCACCGAGATCTCCGCAGCCCGAGCAGCTCACAGGCTTCGATGTCGCTTTCGCGCCCGAGCTGGCCGGCATCGAGCAGACGGACGAGTGTCGCAGCGACGCAGAGCCGGCGAAAGCGGGTCCGCTCATGGAAACCGGGATAAAAGATCTGGTCTGCGACTATTGCGGCGTTGGTGAGGTCGATCCGCGGAATCCCGACAACGTGTCCAGCTGGGACTATTACAACCCTGAGACCGGCGAGACCGATTCAGAGCCGACCCTTGTCTGCGATGACTGCCGGCTGATCCCTTCCCAAGACCGGACGAGGATGCCATGATCGAGATCATCATCATACTGGCCGGCGCGGTCATCATCGGCCTGTGGGCGCTCAAATGGGCGTGCTATCTGCTCGGCATGGTCCTCGGGGGCATCTGCCTTGCGCTGGACCGTCTGAGCAGCTCAGGGCCGAAACAGGAGCCGCTGGGATACTCGCTGGACGAGATACTCGCAGACGATAGGCCCACCATCAACCTCAACTAAGGAGAGCCGCCAATGGCTGGGAAAAGTAGTATCGAATGGACCGAGAGAACATGGAACCCCGTGACCGGATGCGATAAGATTTCGCCGGGATGCGACAACTGCTACGCAGATACGATGGCTCGCCGGCTGCAAGCGATGGGCCAGCCGCAATACCGGAACGGATTTGAGGTCACGCTCGCCCCGCAAGCGCTCGACGCTCCGCGGAAGTGGCGCAAGCCATCTACCATTTTCGTCAACTCGATGAGCGATCTGTTCCATGAGAAGATCCCAAACGAATACATACACGATGTGTTCGATGTCATGTCCGAGACTCCACAGCACAACTATCAGGTGCTGACCAAGAGATCCTCACGATTGCTCTCTTTGAATGCATCGATAGAGCGACGAGACGGAGGCTATCGGGGCGGCTGGCCCGACAATGTCTGGATGGGGGTCACTGTCGAATCGGAACCCTACCTTCGCCGCGTGGATCGGCTCCGTCAGACCGGGGCAGCGATCAAGTTTTTGAGCCTTGAGCCGCTGCTGGGGCCGTTGCCCTCGCTCGACCTGACCGGGATCGATTGGGTCATCGTCGGGGGAGAGAGCGGAGCTGGGGCGCGGCCTATGGCCGAAGAGTGGGTCTGGGAGATTCTCAGCATATGCCGAGAGGCACAGGTTCCGTTCTTTTTCAAGCAGTGGGGAACGCGCCCCGGTATCAAGAACAAGAAAGCCGCGGGTCGCTTATTGGGGGGCGAGACCTACGACGAGATGCCAGAGATTCAATAGGGGAGCGCTCGCTGCGTGGGTCGATCCTCGGCTCGCAGCGGCTCCAGATAGCCCTCCGTGGTAGACAGCTTCTGGTGACCCATCCACTTCTGCACCGTCCGCACATCCGCGCCACCTCTGAGCATCGAGGTGGCGTAGGTGTGTCTGAGCGAGTAGTAGCCATACGAATCTTGCTCGCCCCGCTTTAGCACCTTCCCCAGCGCGTCATTCAATGACTCAGGCCAGACCGAGGTCTGCGTCTGTTCTTTGATCGTCGGCGCACCGGACACAATCACGAACGGGCTGTCGATCTTCGCCTCTTCTTGTCGCGCCTGTTCCGCTTCCAGCACCTCGGCCAGCTGGTCGGTCATATCCAGCGTCCGATACTCATGCGATTTGGGCTTGTGCTGCCGGCCCGTATTAGGGCATGTAGACAGCTTGATCTCCAGCGTCCGCGACTTAATACGCAGATCGTCCCACTGGAGCCACGCAGCCTCCGTATTACGCAAGCCACAGTATAGGCCAAGGTATATCGCTGCGCGGAAGCTGCCTCGCAACAGAGCGGAACAGAGCGGCTCTGAGGAGGCTCCTTTGATCCACTTGATCTCGGCCTCGGCCAGTATCCGCGGATGGCTCATTCGCTTGACCTGTGCGACCTTGACCTCCCGCGAAAGATTGGTCACCATCAGCCCCAGATCAACCGCTCGATCCAGCAATATGTGGAGCGCGTCGATGAAGTGCTTGCGGGTCTGGGGGGCATACTCACACTCAAAGACCAGATAATCGAGAAAGCCCTTCGCGTCGAGCGCGGTCAGCTGGGATAGATCGGGAACAGATGCTCGCAGCCACGGCAGAACGACCTTTAGCCGGCTGCGCTGCGACTTGTAGTTCGGGCTATTGCGACCACTGACCCGCTCGTAGTGGTTGAGATAGGCTCGCTCCAGCTGCGACCAATCGACCTCGGAGGTAGCCGGCACATCACGCTCGGGCTTCCAGAAGGGGAATGCGGCCTCGCACTCCTCGCGGCTGAGATACTCCTCTTCGATCCAGAACTCGATCCGCTTGGCGGGGTCAAACTCGCTGACCGTCCGCATCTTGACCGCTTTGCTCGCTCGCTCGGCCTCGGCCTTGATCTCCTTGGCCTCGTCCAGAGTGCCGGGGTATTTTGAATGCTCCTTAGATTTTCCACCATTTAACCCCCTGATCGTCACATACCAGCGGACCCGAAACCCTTTCCCATACGGCTTGATCGTGGCCATTCGCTGCTCCTTGTTTGGTCGTAACCGGTTTTGTAACCGGTTTTCATCCTCAATATAAGGCATCTCCCCGCACTTGCCAGCATCTCCCCGCACTTGCCAGCGTCAGTAAAAAAACAGGGGTCAGCGCCACTGCGCCTCGCTTTTGTTCTGCTATAATAGGGGGAAAGCACAAAAAAACCCCCGAAACCGTTAGGAATCGGAGGTTTTAATTTTGGTAGCGGGGGCAGGATTTGAACCTGCGACCTTTGGGTTATGAGGCCCACGATGACCACTGTGGGCCAACCACTTACGGATCTGCACCGGTTTTACATCCGGTTTTGCCCGTTTTTGCTACCTAAATCACAGCTGAAGCTCCCTATATATAGTATAAGGAGAGCTAATCGTCCAGCGTGGTGTTGTCCCTGATCAGCTGCCGTGCCAGATTGATCGCCACAGCGAGCGCTGCGACCACATACGGGCCGTAGGGAGGCTGGAACAGATTGTCGGGCAGCACCCCAATCTCGTTTAGTCCAGTGGCAGCGACAGCGCCCCCACCGGCCAGCCCCGCGCCTTTAGCTGCTTTCAGCAGCTCGGTCTTCCCGAATCCCAGATTTATCTTCATCATCGTTTGCCTCCTCGGCATCGATCTGCTCGTTGAGCATGGCAATCGCGCCATCGATCTGGTTGATCGTGACGATGTGCTTCTGCCGCTCTTCCAGCAGTTCTGTTTTACGTTGCTCAAGATCCATAGCGGACCTCCTCGTGTAGGGTTAGCGGAACAGATCTCGCAGCCAGCGGCTCCACATCGACTCCCATTCCTTGCCGCCGATGTGGGTAACAGACAGCCGCCAGATGATCCAGCTTGCGATGCAGAGCGGTATCCAGATCTCGATCCGCAGATGCACGACCGTGATAAAGATGAGCGGAGAGTAGAATGCGACCCATTTAACCGCGTGACGTTTCCACCAGCCCTCGGATCTCATCCACGCATCACGCAGAGCGTCCGCAGCGCTCGATAGCAATATCACTGCGATGGCGATGTATTCCATGTCAATCTGCTCCGTAAAAGCTCTTAGCCGCCCACGCACAAACTGAGGTCGCGGCCCAACAGCACCAACCGAAAAAAATCTCATGCTCAAAAAGCCACGCAGGGCCGGGGTATCCGTATTCAGCAAACCCCGCCCAGCACAACGTGACAAAGCCTATTGCCGCTGCTGACCACCCGCTTGTCTCTTTGAACGATTTGTTGGCCGCGGCCTTTTTGCTGATCATCGCCACCTTGCTCTTGAGGACTTTTTTCTCCTCCCGCAGCGCCACCTCTCCCTTGCGGCTTGAGGCGAGCGTAGACTGTAGAGCGCCACGGTTGCGCTTGCAGTCCTCCAGATTGCGATAGACGATCCCGTACATCCGCTTGAGATCGGCAAACGACAACCCCTGTGGATCTCGCGGTGGATTGTTCCAGTTTATGCGATTCATTTCTCATTGCGTCCGTTCGGCCCCTCGCTCCATTTCCAATAATCCTCTGCCTCTAATTTCTCAAGCGGCTTTTCAATCCTCATATGTTTCAGTGTCGTATTAGGCACGGCGATCTTAGTCCCGCCAACGAGGACACCCGACCTGTACGTATAGAGGTAGAACACCGTCTTAGTTAGCCCGACTCTGGTGATTCTCCCCGGTCTACCATCTACGATTACAACATCGTCCTCGTCGTAGTCAGACCCGAAAAACACCTGTAGCCCCGCCACGCTGTTTTCAATCGAAGATTTGAATAAGAGCAGTAAGAACCCAACGACAAAGAGCCACGCATACTCGCTAATAAGTGTCGCAATCCCCGATTGCGCCCCGAACTGCGTAAGAGCGCCTGTGGCTTCATTTTGCATTTTTCCGCGTCGGCTTTTGCTCAAGCCAATCGGTCAAGCGAGTGATGCGTTGCGCCTGTGCATCGATCCTCTTGGAAACATCGCCCACCCGATCCCGCACCGACAGGATCAAAAATAGACTTGCGGCATTAAGCAGTATCACCGCAAACGCCACGCCCGATATTATGAGATCAATGTCCACGCTTGCCCCTCTTAGTCTCTTGTATCACGTAGGCCATCACTGCGGTGTAAGCCGAAATCAGCGCAACGGCACCGCAGAGGATATACAGCGCCATCTCGCAGTGTGTCACGCCGCTTCCAGTGCCGCAATCTTGGCTTCTGCCGCCTCGAGGCGAGTCTGTAATTCCTGCACCACACTCGCCATAATCGGACCTTCGATGATACTCGACTTGACCCACTTGGTCACGGTGCCAAGATTAACTGTTTTTGTCTCAGTTATCGGTATCGCGTTGCCGTCATCGTCGAGTTTGTTAGTCATCACCGCATTGCCATCGGCGTCGAGTTCGACGTTGCCCTCAGCATCCAGTTTTTCGGTCTGCTCGTACGTGGCGTTGCCATCGGCATCCAACACCGCAACGTCCTGCTGCGCTTGGTCGACCCCCTCTTGAACCAGACTTGGAAATACCGACTCGACTTCTTGGGCGACAAGGCCAATGCGATACGGCGCATCAGGGTCTGCCTCGACATCTGTCTTGTGGCGATACTTGCGGTATTGGAGTGAACTGAAGTCGCCCCAATAGGAGCGCATATCGGTGATGTCTTGTTTTAGTTTGGCGTCGGAGAGCGTGCCATACGTACCATCGTGGTTAGCAACATCACCATCAGACCAAATTATAAGTCGATCAGCGGAAGTGTCTTTGCAATGCAAGAAATGATTTGTGGTACTGTTGTCGGGGTCGTCACCGCTAAAGTACAGATACAGCCCGTAAGGTGACGATGAGTGAGAGTTGAAAAAGGCGGCTGTATATTCGCCATCGCTATTTAAAACTTTGAAGCGTCCACCGTTAGCGGGGTCCGTAGTGCCGACCAGCATATTGCCCCCATTGACACACGCCTCGACAGTGCCGCCACCATCGATCTGAAACATCTTTGAATTACTACCGTTGGCTACGTGAAACACAGCATCGTAGAGGTTAAAACCCGCTTCGATCTTCACACCGTACTGCTCGCCGCCATCACTGGTGCGGCTGTTGTGAAAATAGCCGATATAATCGCCCGTTGTCTTGGATGTTTCAACGTGCAGATTAGCAGTTGGAGCCGCGCCGATTCCGACCCAGCCTCCATTAAGACCCGCTTCAATATTGCCGTTTCCACGAATTTGGAACAGCTTATTATCATTGCCATCAGCGACCTTAAAAACATCATCGTGCGTGTTAAAACCCGCTTCAATTTTAACCCCATACTGTGCACCACCATCGCTGGTGCGGGTGTTGTGAAAATAGCCGATGTAGTCGCTACTCACCTTATCCGTCTCAACGTGCAGATTAGCGGCAGGCGCAGCGACTCCTATGCCAATCCGATCTGTTGACGCATCGGCCCTAAATAAGTTTTCTTCGGAATCACCTTCGATCCGAAAATCCTTGTCTGCTCCAGACTCGTTGAAGACAAATGACCCGCCATCAAAGCTAATGTTGCCCGTTGCCGATAATGCGCCCGCCACCGTCAGCGTCGAGCCGTCGAAGGTCAGGTTCGCCGAGGCTCCAAATGCGCCCGAGTTGTTGTACTGTATCTGCGTATTGCTCCCACCGGGAGAGGTCGAGGACGCATCGACGTACGCGGTGGTGGCGATCTTGGTGCTGTTATCGCTTGCCGATTGGGTCGTGGCAGTGGTACCGTTGGCGAGAGCGAACGGACTATCGTCGGGATCATCAAGGAGTTGCGTAAGCGTCCACCGGTTCGCATCGGCTTTGACTCTGCTGATGTCGAGGTTGGCTTTGCTGGTCGGAGTCTCTACGACCCAGCGCTCTCCGAGTGATCCGTAGGTGTAGGTATTAGTTGCCATAATTATCCCGCGTATGAGATGGCGCTGTCGGGGTCAAGCTCAATAGCTCGCCCGTTGCGGAGGGTGGCCCATCCCGAGGCCATGCGCTCGGTGGCCGATGCGGCTGAGTAGGTCTTAGTTTCATCGGAACAGATGCCGGTAGGGAAGTATGCCGGCGGGGTCTCTTCGGCCTCGATCTGGATCTTGGTGCTGGTGGGAGACATCGCTTTGACCCCGGTCACAATCCACTTGGTTTTTACATGTGTGATGTATTTGCCAGAGCTGAAGGTCTGCGCCTTTGTTCCCAGCTGTGCGCGAGCCACGGTGATCGTTGCCCCGAGGATGTCGGTAGACGCGACTTTCATGCACTCGGGTGCGGTGTCTGCCGACTCTTGCATGTAGATGTAGTCGTTTGCGCGGAACAGGCCGGCCTCGCCGCTGGTCACGCTGATTTCTGTCTCGGAGCTGTCTACGGCTTCGGTGGTCTGCGTCTTGTCTGTGCCGCGCTGGCTGGCCTTGAACTTGGGGTGATCGAGATAAAGCAGATCTCCCGGCTCTACGGCCAGACCATCGTGCATAAGCGAGAATTTGATCCGATCCCGCGGCTGTGAGAACCACTCCAGCGCGTGGTCTTTGAGTAGCACCGCGGTGGCATCGTCCGTCACCAGCTCGCTCTTGTAGCCCCCGTCATCGAGGAACGTCCGCTGTCTGTTCCCGCCCAGCGCGTTGACCACCTTGTAGGCTTGCTGCGAGACAAAGGCATCACCGTCGATGTTGGGGCCGAGGTAGTAGGTCGCGCCGGTCTGCGTAGTCGTAGACGATCCATCTACCGCTGCGATGACCAGCGTGGTCTCGTTGGTAACAGAAACCACTTTGTAGTCGGTATCGCCAGCCACATAGATGCGCTCGTCTTTGACTACGTTGTTGGTCTGGAAGGTCGCGCTGCCATCGATCAGTGTGTTGCCGCTCTCTGCGGTGTTGCATGTCCCGGTCAGCCGATACTGGCCGCTGGCGATCTCCGCGGCTTGCGACTCCCCGGTGGCGGGGTGGAGCGCGTAGCGGATGGCGATCTCGTTGAAGATCTTGCTCGCATCGGGGGGCATCACTTCCAGATCGTACTGCTGCTGCTGCGGCTGATCTATCGGGCCGACCACCGGCATCGAGTAGCCACCGAGAAAGAAGTGGCTCACAGCTCTGGATTTGTCGAGTGCGGCCACCTTCCACTTGCCGTCCGCGTTCCACAACAACAGGCCGGCTTGAAAACAGAAGCGATCCAGAAAGCTATCGGAGACCTGTTCTCGCATAAAGAAGTCAAACTTCCAGCTGGAGCGGCTGGCCGCGGCTGTGGTAAACATCGCGGTGTCGATCTGAGCCACGGGTAGGTCGTTGAGGTTCTTGGCTCTCAGTAGCGCTTGCAGCTGGTAGACGGGATTGCGGATCGCGGTGCTGCCGGCTATCTGCGCGGTGCTGTCGTTGTAGTTGCCGGCCACATCTTGGAAGCCCTCGACCATCTGGAACACAGCCGGCTCCGATTCGGAGAACGCCATGTTATCATCGAAGGTGACCTTCAGATACACTTCTTTGATCGTCGCGCTGCCAGACCCCGGCCCGTCGATTTCGACGTTGAGCAGATCCAGATCCCACGCGGTATAATTTGATGCGGTCAGCGCCTCGGAGGCATCGTCCGTCTGCGCTCCGCTGACCAGCGAGGTGGTATCGTCCTTTATCGTGAGCGTGTAGCTGCCGGTGGCCTCGACCTCCACAGAGAGCGCTGTGAGCGTCCCTAATGAGCTGGAGCCTGATAGATACATATCGAGGTTGCTGCCAGACGATAGGCTCACTGTGACGCTCTGGTCGCGGTCTGCGACCTTATACCAGTCGGTGACGTTGTTGGTGCCTTTGGCTCTCGATGGCCGCATGTACATCGTGCGGGTGGGGTTGGTCATCGTGAGGATGCCGGCGCTCTCGCTGGTGCCGCTGATCTTGGCGAATCGACGCGCAGCGTTATACCACTGATAAGCGTCTGTTCCCGTCTTCTTTCGGAGCGAGCTGGTGCCTTTAAGCGAGAACCGATCCGTAAAGCGGACGGGAGCCAGCAGCGTGCGGTCCTTCGCGTGATCGTCGGGGGCGCTCTTCAGCTCGCCAAAGCACTCGGGGATGACCGCGCCGATCTGATAGGCGTAGGGGTAGGTGACCGGATCGACGGTGGTCGTAGGAATCTGCTTTAGGTCTTTCTTGGAGTCATCTTTGATCCGCAGCGTCCAGACGTTTCGGCTCGTCGTGTTGCGCTCGACCACGCCCCGCATGATCTCGATCTTCTCGCCATCGGCCTCGCTGCCGGTGGGCATGATGAAGTAGGCAATGACCGGATCGTTCGATATAACATGCGTGTCGGTGACCGTGCTGTCGGCATCCTCGTCGCGCAGCCGCACTGACCAGCTGTAGATTGGAGCCAGCCCACCTTGCGCCTTGAGGCGCAGCATCCCGAAATCCAGACCCCGCTCGGCAATTGTTCCGCTGTAGCTGTTCGACCCGAGCGTGTAGTCGCGGCTGGCGTAGTATTTGTTCAGCGTGGCCTCGCCGTACTCGTCCCAAGTAGCGGAGATCATCCAGACCCCGCTGACCCCGTCCTTGACGCGCTCGGCTTCTTGCCCCGCGGCAAGCGTGCGTGCCACTATGATGCCGCTCCCAGACGCAGCTCCAGCTGGTAGAGGTTATACGCAATCAGCTGTGCCGATTCGATGCCGCCGAGATATTTGACGGTGTTAGTGGTGCCGTTCTCGTCTATGTAGCGCACCGTGGTATTTGCCCCGGTCACGGTTGTGTAGAAGAAGGTTTTTATCGAGTTGAAATTGGCCAGTGGGAGGTTTTCCCATGCCAGCACCCAGCGCTTGATCGTTCCGCTGCCGCGAGTGATCGAGGTAATGCGGCCACCCATTGCTTGCTGGATCGATTGGTCAAGGTTCTCAAACGTCATGCCGGGATACTCGGGCAGTGCCAGCGCTCCCGTGCTGCCCGATCCGTCCGTCTTGGTGAACGATATACTCGTAGCCATTTTTTATCGCTTATCCGCGCCCAAATGGGTCAGCTGCAAACGCTGTTGATATGGGTTCGATCTGCCGGTCATCGATAGCCTCTTGCACTGCGCGGCTGATTGCATCCGATAGGTCTGCCGTGTCGAAGCGGATGATGTTGGCGAGGTTGACCGAGACGCTCAAGCCCTCGACGCTGTCCTTGATGCCGCTTCGCAGCTTGGGCAGCACGCCCATGTTCCAGTTGACATTGTCGCTAAAATTGAACGGATCAAAAGCCACCATGCTGTTAAGGCTGATGTTCGACTTGGTGGGTGCTATGATGTCCGACCAGTTGACATCGATCTTGTTCATCGACTTGAGATTGTCAGAATCGACCACAAGGTTCCAGTGATCGAGAGACGTTTCGCCTTTCGCCTTGCCGATGCGAGTGTGTCCCTTGTCGAGCAGCTCCAGTACGTCTGACCACTTTACCTTGATCTGTTCCATTGCTCTGAGGTTTGTAGCGTCAACCACCAGATCCCACTTGTCGAGCGTGTCACCAGCGTCTGGGTGACCGATGCGGGTGTGTCCTCTGCCAAGCAGCCCCAGCACATCTGACCACTTTGCGCGGATCTTGGTCATTCTATCCAGAGACGGCTCGTCTACGATCTGCTTCCAGCTGTTCAGCTCATATGGACTGCCGCCGACCCTTGCGCTCGGACTGCTTAACAGGTCGGTGACCTCGGACCAGCGGACCCGTATCTTGTCCATCCCGCGCAAAACTCCCGTATCGACCACTAAGTCCCAGCTGCCCAAATTATCGCCGCGAGCGTTGCCGATGCGCGTGTGGGACCGGTCCAGCAGTGCGAGGATCTCCGACCACACCACAGGTATCGGAGTCGCTGCGCGTAGCGTGTCCTCGTCTACGATGGTGTTCCAGTTGGTCGGTTCGATGGGGGAGAGCGTCAGCGCTTTGCCGGCGGGAGTTTCTAAGACTCCTGATCGATCTTCGTCATCCCGCGAAGATTTCCGACCTCCACGACGTTGAGCGAGCTGCTCAGAGCGCCGTAATGAGGCGATTTGGTCTTGAAAAGAGAGGTATACCTTCCGCTGCTCATTGGCATCGCTGCCAGCCAGCCGCATCTGCTCGGACATTTGGGTGCGGATAAGGATCTCTTGCGCGTTATGCTCTAAGCGAATCGCACTTTTTGCTGCCGCGTTGCCGACCTCGTCCAGTGCATCGGCTACGTCAAACATCTGGCTGGCCACATTGGATAGATCCCAATCGCCAAAGGCTTGATATGTCTCGCCTAACATATCGAAAATAAAGCGCTGTGCTGCTGCGCTATCTTGGAACAACGCCTCTGTTTTTCCCTCATACGCAAGACGCATTTGCGCCCCGCCCCCGGTCCCACCCTCGCCAGCCATTGACTTTGCCACCCACTGGTCGTAAAGCTCCAGCACTTCGACAAACTGGCGATAGCGCATAAGGTCGCTCTCGTTTCCCTTCCAGCTTACCCTATTAAAAAATTCCCGCATTGAAACGGTTACTTCTTCCTGTGCGGCTCTTGCGGCTTCTCCAATGGGACCGGCCATATTCGCCGCTGATCCGAGTGCTTGCGCTGCGCCAGCGTCCAGCGCTGCGTTGGTTTCGCGGATTGCTTGCCGGTATTGCTCTTGCGCCTTGGTGACGGTATCAAGTGCGCTGCCCAGCAAGGTAAGACCATCCGATGCTGCGCCTATCCAATTTTGCGAGGCGATATTTGTTCCCATGCTTACCATCGTCTGCATGTTCTTGGCCGCTTCGGGACCAGCGACCATACTGACGGCTTGGCCGGCTAAGTCCAAGCCGCGCTCAAGGTCTCGGAGGTTTTGTTCCAGCTCCGTGGCTCGCACCGCTGCGGCATCTTCAGCTGCGGCTAATTCAGTTTTTGCTGTTAGGTCTTTGCGCTGTGCATCGTGGAGCCGCTTTAGTGCATCGATATGCGGCTGCGGTTCTCCCGCTACGCGAGCGCGGTTCAGCTCCAACTCTTGCTGCGCCATCAGCCGCGCCATGTCCGTCGCTGCTGTGAGCAGCTCGATCTGTAGGTCGATCTCCTTGTTGTACTCTTTGACCGTATTGGGCTGTAGATCCATCAGCGAGGTTGCGCTTTTCCCCATCAGATCGCCACCAAAGCCGGCCATGCCGCCCAGCGATGGGCCACCTGTTATTTTTGGCAAGACCATGCCGGCAGCGCCGAAGCCCTGCGGCGAGCCATACATAGCCGCTGCGGCTTCATTGGTCATTGCGCCAAACCGCTTTACCTCTTCACTGAGGTCTAAGGCCCAACGCGGCTCCTCGCCAGTGGGAACGCCACCAGTAAAAGCCGCCTCGGGTGCATCATGCCACAGCCTATTGAAGCCATCTCTGATCGCATTGCCAATAACATCGAAAACATTGCCGGCACCTTCTTCGGCTACCATCGGGTCTATTTTAGAGCGAGCATATGCCGCTCCACCTACTCCTACACCCGTAGCCAGTGCGACCCCCGGCAACGCGGCCGCGGCTCCTCCCGCGCCCACCATCGCGGCACCTTTGCCCATCAGGCTCCCGGCTTTCCCTGCGCCGAGAAGGGTGGCCAGCAGCATCAGCTCATCGCCATACTCACGAACAAACTTGCCGATCCCAATCAGCGCCGTAGCCAGCTCACCAGCCGCTACGCCCAAGTCTCTCATCACCTGTACTGCATCGTCGGAGCGAGCGACCAAGGTCAGCTGTTCCACCGTCTGGGTCAGTGCCGGCGCAAGATTCTCAAACATCACCAGCTGCAAGCCCTCCACCGCACTCGTCAGCGCTTTCATCTTGTTCTGAGTGGTCTGGCCCATCTTGTCGGACATCTCATCGAGCGCGGTGTTGTTGGTCTCGATGCTCTCCCGCAGCTTCTCCAGTGCCGGCGCACCCGCCGCGGTCAGTGCCGCAATAGCGCGGCCACCTTGCACTCCGAAGAGCTTGAACTGATCCTGTGCGGAGATCTGCGCCCTTTCCAGCTGCTGGATCATCTCGACCAGCGAGATCATCGTCCCGTCTGTCTTCATAAACTCCAGCTGGAGCCGCTCCATGACCTCGGCTGCTTCCTTGCTCGGGTCCAGCACCTTGGCCATAGCCATCGAGAGGTTCATACCCGCTCGGGAGCCTTTGAGACCCGCATCACCCAGCTTGCCCAGCGCTGCCGCAACATCTGCAAAGGTCAGCCCCACGCTGGCCGAGATGCCGCTGGCATAGCTGAACGACTCACCGAGGAGTGCGATGCTGGTATTGGAGCTGGTGGCTGCGACAGCCAATCCGTTCGCTACGGAGTCCAGCTCAGAGATCTCCAGCCGCATACCCGACAGGATATTGGTCACGATGTCGGCCGTTTCGCCCAGCTCCATCGCGCCGGCAGCGGCCAGCTGCAAGGTGGTCGGCATCGCAGACATGATCTCGTTCGTTTCCATGCCGGCCATACCGAGAAACTGCATCGCGTCTGCCGCTTCTTTAGCAGAGAAAACGGTAGAGGCTCCCAGATCTTTGGCTTGCTTGTTGAGCGAGTCGAAGTCTTTGCCGGTGGCACCGGTCACTGCGCCGACCCGCGCCATAGTAAACTCAAAATCCGATCCGGTCTTGATGACGGAGCGCATCGCCAGACCCACGCTGCCCAGCGCCATAGAAAAGCCGGCCATACGCATCGCGCTCTGGGCAAACTGGACCCCGGTCTTCTCCGTGCGGTCACCCAGCCCCCGCATCGAGCGGCTTGCGGCCTGTGCTTTGTCTTTGAGCGTGGTCAGGTTGCGTGCAGCACTGGCAACCCCGCGCCTTGTGTTATCCCTTACCGCTACTGTTAGTTCGGGCATTGGCTTTCTTTGCGCTCGTATCGGTGTAGTATTTGTCCAGTGCGCGGATCAGCTGCTGGAACCGTAGAAACTCATCGTGCGAGTGAGGACCGTGGCGCTGTGCGTAGCGGTCCAGCGCTTCGTAGGGGATAGGGCCGGGAGTTGCACCGAAACCGGTGGAGATGTAGGGCCGGCAATCGGACAGCACCATAAATGCGGCCCAGACGCTCTCCAGATCGCGGTAGATCCGCGGCCGGTCATCCAGCACCTCGCGGATCAGGGGCGTGTCGCGCCCCGCAGCTCGTTCTTTTTCTAAGCGATCAAAGTGCTGCCCCCACTCCATCGAGTGAGCGAGGACAGCGATTAGTTTTTTTCCGCTTCCTCGATCTCGGCAGCGCGGAACGATGCTTGCTGGTTGGCGAGGAACATCACATCAGCGCGGAAGTCGGGCAGCTCGGTCAGGATGCGAATCGCATTTTCCCGATTATGTACCAACTTCTTGCCCCCGTACTCGATGTTCTTCCAATCGAGCAGCACAGCCTCGGCCAAGACCTTGATGATGATCTCGGTCATCTTCTCGTCGGCCATCAGGCCACGGTCTACTTGCGCCCGATAGGGCTTGATCTCCCGTTCCCATATCCGCTGATAATTGGGGTTGCCGATGCGTGCCACTTTGATCTCGATGCCATCGGCCAGCGGCTCCCACACGCCTTCTTGCTCTGCGGTCTTATCGGTTGCGTAGTTCTTGGCTAAATCGCCCATGATAACCTCGTAGGGTAGTGGGGAGGAGCTGACCCCTACAATCAGCTCCTTCCCGTGTCAGGCACCCGACAAAAGTCGGTAGGGATGGCGTAGGGTTTTATCCGGTCTTCGTGATGATTATGGTCTTTTCATCGTCAGAGCCGCCATACTCACCTCCCGGCTCGGCCGCGAAATCAAAAGCGTAGACCAGATCAGTATTGATCCCGGCATTGTTCCCCGGCTCGCCGGTAAAAGCGATCTTGGGAAACTCGATCAGGTAGCGCTCATCCCCGCCCATATTCAGCGCTTGCGCCAGCCCAAACTTGGTAAAACCATAGAGGTAGCCCTCGTATGCCCAAGTGTTGTCGTTGACGTAGAACTGGATCGAGCCGGTGGCATCGACGCTGTTCTGCTGCATCCCGGTGTTGGTAACAGACCCCAGCCCCTTCTGCGGCCGGTTGGCCACACTGATCCCGATGGTGCTTTCCAGCACATCCTCGGAGACCGCAGCATAAGCCTCGGCCGTTCCTGAGTCGGCGCTGAGAAAGACAGCATCGTATGCGGTCACCTCAGAGGCTACGTCTTTCGTCGCAGCATCGCTGGCAGAGCCGCCAGCCCACGCAGCCGCTTGCGAGATGTCCTTGCCATCGAAGCCCACGTTCAGCGTGATGATTCCGTTCGGGGTTGCCGATAGCGTGGCGCTGTTGAGCCGTGCGCCGGTGAGGCTGTGGTAGCGGTTTGTAAGATCGGTAAACCGCTGGCTGAAGGTGTAGCTGTGTAACGTGCTGCCGTTCTGGATATACGACCCTTTAGCCGTCACCCCAGAAACTCCCGACTCGTCATCGGTTATCCCCGGCGAGACCGTGATCTCGTTGGTGCCGGCCGCGATGATTTTCTTCCAGCCGTTATTTCCAGAATTGGAAAAGCCGGCCACATACACCCACTGGCCTTTGTACGCATTGGTGTGGACGTTGGTCCCGGTGATCTTGTTAGTCGATGCCACACAAGTACCAGCACCAGAGAAGTTGACCGCGGTAGACCAATCGGCATCGGAGCGAAGAACGGAGCGGAGGAAATCGTCGTACGTGTCGGCAGTAAACTCAAAGTCGAACGATCCCGTAGGGGATTCTCCGACTTGGATACTGTCTGCCAGCTGCGCGTCACTGCGTAGTGAATTACTCCGTATCGTCTCGATACCCGCAGCCATCGAACCCGAAACCCACGGGACGATGGTCATGGCCGAGGTCGGAGTCGTTCCCCACGTAACTTCTCGCAGATAGGCCAGTTGTTCTTTATTGGAATCGGCCATGCGATTTTAGCCCTTATCGTTGATTGTCAAACCTAAAAGGCGTTCTCACGTTGGTCTGAAAGAATGCCCCATCGCGCCCTATCGGATTAACCGATGATGCGTGGATTTCCACGCTGCTGGTGGTGACCCCCTCCAGCGCAGCTACGACATCGTCGGCTACGTCGAGGCTGGTCTGTAGACCCTCGCCCATCGGGCTGAAGATCTGCACCGTGACAAGTCCCGGTTGCCGCCAGCGGCGATAGCCGGTTCCACCGAGGGAGGCTTGAAACGCCTCGCCCCCTTGCACGGTAATACGCGCCCATGCGTCATGCGAGCTGGCGTTGAAATCGCTCTCGGGATCGAAGTCGATGTTCGGCCAAGCTACTTTCACGTTAGGCCGCGAGCTGTCCATCTGCGACTTGAACCGCGTCAGGATCGTGTTGTATGCTGCGGCAAAATCTGGCATCTATTCCAGCTCCAGCCCTTGCTCGGCCTCGGCCAGCGAGAGCGCGACCATCCCGTGCGGAGCTTGCTGTGAGTGTCCCTCTTCCAGCGCTTCGATATACGGGAGGTTGTTGGAGATCCATATGTCATCCCCCAGCTGCGACCCACTTGCGGTCTGTTCCGCTTCCGTCAGTATCGCAGATGGTGGCGTTTCGGAGCTGGAGACCTTCGCGCTGGTTTCTGGCACCATGTCCTCGGCCGGCGAGCGCTGCGTCAGCTGCCAGTTGCCGCGTGCGCGGCCGGTGTCTACCGGGGTCTTCAGCACAATCCGGTTCATCAGGTCGAGTGCGGTGCGGATCTTGATGGTGTTAGCGTGTTCGGGCAGCGCAATCATGGCCGCATCGAGCGCTTTGTTGAAGCTCGCCAGTGCCAGCGCATTTTCATCTGCGGTAGCCATCAGATCCTCGTATGCAAGAAGTGGATCACATCGACGTTGCCGCTGCGTATCGTCTCCACCGACTCGACGCGGAGCGTGTCGGAGCCATCCGTCAGCTCGTCACCGGGAGCCGGCCCCGGCGATAGGCCAGAGGCTGCGATCAGGTAGCGCCGGTCTCGCTCGCGGACGATCTGGCCATCGCGCTCAAAGGCGCGGAAATCATCGAGGATGCCGTTTGCGGTCTGGCTGGCGCTGCTGCTGCTGCTCTTCTTCCACGGCTCAGATCCCGATGCGGTGACCGTAGTCCGCGCCAGCGTGTAGGTGGTACCAGCTCGCTTGATGGCATTGAGAGCGCTGGTGGCTTTGGCGGCGTGGCTCACGACCTGAGAACCTCACCCAGCACGCGGCCGCGGCGTAGACCCAGACCGCCCAGAATGCGGTCAATGATCGGCAGCTGTGGCTCCATGCTCGCACCGTCGAAGTACTCGGTCTCGATGGGGCCGACTTTCTCACGCCGCACATCGTTGCCCCGGTCATAGCTGCTGTTGAGTGCGTTGCTCGTTCCCATCAGCGCCAGCTCGCATTGCGCGTCTTTTACGCGAGCGGGGATCTCGTCCGTGTCGATGTCGCGCCCTTCGCCATCTTCAGCTCCAGAGCGCGGCCAGCCCAGCGCTTGCGTGGTGACCGTGATCGATCCCCACCAATCCCAGTTCCCGTCGAGCGTCACCGTAGCATAGCGCAGCTCAGACTCTTTCTGCGCGGTTGATAGCCCCGTCCACGCAGTGGGGGAGCCGTGGTTGGTGAAATACGTGTCGGCATCCGTGACGGAGATGTAGCTGTCCGCGTTCGATTTGCCGGTCCCGTCTTCGACCACCAGTGCCATTTATTTGTACTCCACCGTGACGATAACCTCGTTGTGTTCTGGGATGTCCTCGGGGATCTCAAAGGTCAGGGTGTTGTCGGTCACCGACAGTTCCCAGCCCTCGGTGTCGAGAAACTCGGGACTCCAGATACGCTCGTTGCGCGTTTCTCCAACCGCGACGGATACCTTGATGCGGTCGATCTCGCCCATCGGCAGCGGGATCTCTGCGACCTCGCCTGATAGATGGCCGCGGATCTGGGCCGTATGAGCCTCTGGGATCGCTTCTGTGGCCTCTTCGGCCTCGATTGGGGTTGTCTCACTCATTGCTTGCCTTTGCCTTTGGTTTGGCCTTGGGGGCTGCTTTGGGGGCTGGCTTTTCACCTTCGCCCCTATAGCCTTGAGCGCGAAGATCTGCTTCTTGAGCTGATCCAGCATTGACCACCACCGTGTCGCTGCCTTTTACCAGCGCGATAGTCTCAACAGCTGCCATCGGTGCCTCTGTGATGTGTTAGGGTAGGGTGTGGTGGGTGCGCCGTAGGAGCGCACCCACCACCGAGGTGATGATATTAGCCCAAGACTCGCGTCAGGAGATCAGGCTGCTGCACCTTCGCCCCGCACAGAACGTCGAGGCTGATGGTGTCGGTCTTGGTGCTGGTCGAGTAGTCATAGACTACGCGGATGCCCAAGTTGCGATCACTGATATACTCAGCGCGAGCTGCGCCAGCGGGAAGCTCCAAAGGAACAACCGCTACCGTCAGGCCAAAGGGATGGCCGGCGATGTTGGCAACGTGATCAGCTATAAACGTCAGCGCTGCGTTGTCGGCCCATGCGACCTTTGCCGCGGGGCTGAAGGTGATGGGCGAGGAGCCGGTCACCGCAGTGACCACATACTCTTGCGTATCGCCGGCTACCGTGAAAACGTCACCCACGATAGGATTGCCAGAGCCGCCATCGATGGCCACGGACGTATCGCCCACGGCTACGGAGCCAGAGTTGACCAGCCAGCTGCTGGGGCCATTGCCATCGTGCGTCTGCACGTTCTGGCTCATGTACCAGTCGATGCCCATCACGCGGCCCAAGCTGGCCTCGCGGAGCGCCCGACCACCGTCACCACGCTGCTCGGCCTGTACGACCGCGCTGATGCCCAGCATGTCGGCCTTGGCTTGGCTGGAGACGATGCCGATGCGATCCGTGACCGGGACTTTCTGGTCGTTCAGCTCTTTGTCCACCGCGGCCAGATCGGCCAGAGAGTCGGGAGGATCGCCGGCAGTGCCGACAGTTGTCTCGATCCCGGTGTATTTGCCCATGATGTAGGCATCGATGCCCTGTGCGATAGCGACTACCGCGGGTTCGATCAGCTGGCGAGAGAAGTCCTCAAGCTCCAGCGTCCAATCCTTCGACGTAACGCCGAACGTGACATCAAAATGCTTCTCCAAGACCATCGAAGTGCTGGTCTCGGTAGCGTTCTGCGTCGTGGTCGTGCTGGTAAATTCTTGAGCGGTAAAAGATGCCGGCTTGCGGATGCTGATGGTGTCACCAACTTTCGCGCCGGTAAAAGTCGAGGTCTGGCCGCGGTTGAACAGCGAGGTAGCGACCAAGTTGTTCTCCAAGATCATCAGAGCTTCGCGCCCGATAACACTCGGAGTCAGGAAGGTATTAGCCATGAGAGAGTTGTCCTATTTCATATCTGGCGCGACTCCCTCGCTCGTATGTATTCGGCCTGTGACATCGAGCCGACTACTTCTGGCGTGAGGGAACCCTGCGCCCCATTAGAGACGGATTGTCGAGTTCCACCACCAGAGTGGCCATTGGCACCAAATGCGGGAGCATATTGCTCGTCTGCGCGTTTCTCTGCGACCAGCTCCGCAAAGCTCATGGGCTTGAGATCAGCACCCGTAACACGCGGCGTTCCGTCTCGATCTACGATCTGAATCTCGATACCTCCGCTGTCGCTCTCAGCCGCTCGCACCTCATCTTTCAAGGCACGCAGCAAGAGCGGAACAGAGCCACCGGCTTCCGTAATCGCTTCGGACAGCGCGTTGTCGATCATCACCGATTTGAGCTGGTCCGTGAGAGCGCGATTTTTTTCCATCACGGGCGCGATTTCTTTTTCTCGCTCTCTCTTGGCAGCTGTGCGGGTCTTCTCCAGCTCGGCCTGTAGCTGGGAGATCCGTTCGGATTCTGAGTGGTTGGTAGTGCTGGCTTTTAGGTTTTCCAGCTCATCGAGCGCTGCCGTGATCTCGTCAGGGTCTCGCTCCAGTGTCCGGTATGCCTTTAGATCGTCCTCCGCTTTATTGGCTCGCTCTTTGAGCTTGCCCAGCGTGGATTTCAAGCCCTGCACGTTTTCCAGCGCGTAGCCCTCCAAAGCGTCTACCACCAGCACATGCCGGCCACTATCGTCGGCAGTGTAGTGTTCTCGTAGCGGCTCTGGAACATCGGACTCGTCGGTGTAAAACGGTTTTAGTGCCATGCTATAGCCTCCCATCGGGTGGTCGCGGTCTCGCCGCTTATACTACAATCGGCGCGGCATGGGAGCGATGGCAACCGTCAAACAAGCTCTCGGAAGGGGATTTTCCATTTACCGGTAGATCGGTCATAATTGTCCTCTACGATCTTGAGGACATCTTTTGAACACTCGTCGGTTGATGCGTATTTGCGGGTTGTGTAGATCGGCCCACGCGACCCCGAATAGGTCGAGGTGTAGGTGGCCCAGTACTCAAACAGCTCCTCGGGGTAGTTGAGGTTCCGCTCTACGATCCGCGCCAGTATCAGGCCGGCCTCGCTCGCGTAAGCGGAGGAAGGATCGAACCACGCGAGGGTCACATCGTTGGCGTTGTCCACATCTTGCGCCCACACGCCCACCGGGATGTAGTTGTTGCCGCCGCGGTATTCGCTGTCGAGCATAAATCGGATATTCAAAACTGCCACCGCTTCTTTTGGGACTCGGTCAGGTCGATGGGGGAGAGATCGATGGGGTCGGGCCAAGTGTCGGCTATGTGCGCCTGTTCTTCCTTGCTCGCAGCCATCGCAGCCGCTCGACGAGCAGCACCTTTCTGCCACTCGTCATAAGTATCACGCGCTCGATGATCCTCGGGTAAAAACCAGTATAAATCCATCAACTCTTGATTGCTTCCTCGCAACCGCAGCCAGTAATCATCGACGCGGGACATGCGGACGATCTTGGTAACATGGGGCCGAGAAACCAAATCTCCACTTGTCCAATCTACGGGGAACCACCCCAGCCACCAGCTCAACCCCTGCGGCTCGCCAGCGCTGTTAAGATCGGGAGCAGCTCGGACGATATACAGGTGATCGAGGATAAGTTGGAGCTTGGTCCCGGCCGGCGTTGTGAAGTCGGTATAAGAGCCGATCTCGTCAAAGGGCAACAAGATCTTCTCCAGCTCGTCGCGGCTTCTTGGGTTTAGTTCGCTCATTGGGAGACGATAACCTCCTCCAGAGACCGTCCATCAGGGAACTGGTCGATCCCCGCAGCTCGGTAGGCTGCGATAATTCGGTCTCTCGCTATCTCGCTTCCCGCCACGACCCGTTCCACCTCTTCGATCAACGACAGGCCGTTTTTAAAGATAGTCTCGTTGCCTCCACTGCCAGAAAATTTTTTCCAATCCGTTACCCCCTTGGCCCGATTGTTTCGCACGACATTCTGCCCTGCGGAGCCACCCACATCCCCATACATATCGCTGTTATACGATATGGCATCCATGCGACGAAGATTTCTGACCTTGAAGTAGATACCCTCGGCTGTGAGGTTTTTGGTTATGCGGGTAAAGGCGTAGCTCGCCCCACCGGTATCCATATCTGCCGAGGGAGACATCCCAGACGGCTGAATGCCCAGCCGCATCTTTTCATTTGTCGAGATCAGATGTCCATTATTTTTCAGCGCAACCTCAAAAAACGACTCCATCTCGCCACTTGTAATATTGTGCTTGAGTGCATAGCCTTTCATCCCTCCACGCGCTATCTGGTCAAAGTTCTCTTTTACGTCGAAACGATACTGAAGCCTGTTGCCAGCATAGTCCCGCTGTGCATTGTCACGCCAAAGCAACGCGCTGCGCTCATACCACCCTTCGGGATGGTAGTCGGGCAGCGCGGTCAAATCATCCACATTAAGCTCTTTTTGCCAGAACTCGCGCATTGCGCTGACGCGCTCGCCTGTGGTGGCGCTGCGGCTGTCCAAGTCTTGCACCATCGAGATCCACTCGGGTTTTTCATCGGCGCGGCTCAAGTATGCCTGTTTCATCAAATACATCATCTCGGTGTCTTCTACGCTGGCAATCCGTGCATCGAGGTTCATGGAGTCGAGCTTGTCGATGAGCTTCTCGACGGTCTGGGAAGTGGGCCGATCTCCGATTTCGATCTCCAGCTCGCCTCGCTGCGTATAGGGAACATCGGAGTCCCACGGTCTATAGTACGCCTTTGTCCCATCGGGGAACTCGATAGTGTACTGCTTTCCCCCGCCCATAAAGCTGGCTTGCCTGTTGGGTTGCCCCGACAGCTGTCCCGTATCGTCCATAGAGCGAATCGGCACCGTGATCTCGGTCTGCTCTATTTTCACTTCTGGCGTGGGCGCGGCAGCTGTGACCTTGGCCGACTCGGTTGCAGCGTATCGCTCGACCTGTGCGCCACCGGCAACCTTGCTTTTATTGCTCACCGCGAGATCAATGTCATCGAGGTGCTTTAGATAAGTATTCGCCATCGCAGCGACATCGGGGTCATTGCTGGCCTTTAGGGCCGTAAGCGCTTGCCGGTGGGCCGAAGCACTTTGCAGCTTTGACTGATTATACGCAGCATCGTCTACGTGATGGTTGACTGTTTTGATGGCCCCCAGAATATCGTCCCAGAACGTGTCTTCGGGGAGAGGCTCGCCAGCAACTTTGACTCTGGGCCGCGTTCCGCTCACAATATTGGCCCCACCGTTGTCGCGGATAAAGTCGAGGATTTTATCGTCGGCCTCGGGGCGCAGCTTTAATTTTGCGTTTGTGCGCGTCTGCCCCTTAACCCTATCGACAAACAGCAACAGGTTCTGATCCTCGACCTGATCGCCATCGAAGGGGATCGTCTGCCCCTGCCACCCCCGCGACTCCACTCCGTCGATGATCCGTCCCTCGGCCACGCCGATCTGGCTCGGCTGTACCTCCCAATCGAAGTCGGGGTCGTTGGTGACGTTGCGGTAGTAGTCGCGGAAATCGGAGCGGAGGTTGTGCTTGCGGTCCAGTGCCAGATCGAGGAACCGATCAGACTCGGTCTTTTTGCTGAAGCGCCCTTCTGCGTAGGGTCGGAGGATCTCGCGGAACGTGTCATCGTCCAGCTCTTCGATGCGCTCGATGTATTTAAGCGTGGCCTGTGGGTCAAAGCTGACCTCGCCGGCCTTGGCAGCGCGGAAGATCTCGTTATAGTACGGCTCCCGCTCGCCCAGATGGCTGTTGGGGGCGTAGGTCAGGTCCAGCTTGTCGCTGTCGAGAAACTTGTAGGCTTGCCCCTTGTCGATGCCGTAGACATGGCCATCGGGGTCGAGCAGAAACTGCTTCCAGTGGCCATCGTGATTTGAGGTCAGCCAATCCAGCACATGCTCGCGCTGGAACTGCTCGATCATGTCCGCGGACAGCTCCCTCGGAGAGATCCCGTTGAAGTCTTTGTCGATGTTGGGCAGTATCCGCTGGATCGATCCCGGCCGGCCGTTCAGCTCGATGAACCGCACCTCGGGGGTCTGTGGATCGATCAGCCGCTGGAGCTTGTAGACCGCTTCCTCGCCGCGAGCGATAAACTCATCGCCACCAGCCCAGCCGCCTTTGCTCACCGGCTTAAACAGCCACTTATCTCCGTCCAGCTCGTAGAAGTCTTTGCTGTGCGCTCCTCCCAGAGAGCTGGCATCTCCGAGATACTTGAAATCGTCGGGGCTTATCTGCTCCCACGCATCGTCGGCAGCGGTCCAGCCGGCCGTAGGCTTGGGCTTGGCTGCGGTAGCCGCCAGTGCCGGCTCGCTGGCCGCTGTCGCTGCTACAGGAGCCGGTGGGGGTGTTGCTGCGGGGGAGGGAAGTGGCGCGGCTCCCTTGGCGATAGCTCCGTCGATCTGGTCTATCCATCCTTGGTTTTTCGCTTTTCGCGCCAACGATTTTATCAAAGGGTGTTTTAGCCCTGCCTCCTTTAGTGCGTGAGCGAGAAACGGAGTCCAGTTCTTGCCAGCCCCGTGTGTATCTATCATCCAGTTCGTCAGATCCGACTCTGTCTTAATGGTCCCATTTTCCAGATTTACGACCAGCTTGTGGAGATTAGTTTTACTCCACGCCCCAGCATCCCCAAACTTGTCAATATCAAGGTCTTGATCCTCCAAGATCTTATTTATTGCCGCCTTGCCGGGAGTAAATTTCTTAGATACGATGACGCTCTCGCTGAAGTCTTTTGGGAGGTCTATATCGGCGGCAGCTGCGGCAACTGGTGGCGCAACTGGTGGCGCGGCAGGGTCGAAGTCGTCAATCTGAGCGATAAACTGCTTCAGTTTTGGCCCTGATAAAAAGTCTTTCGGCTTTCCGAATACATGTGATAGCTCGTCCAGCATAGAAATCCCCTCCACTGCCCCACTTGAGCTTTTGACCCCTGCTTTTTTGAGCGCGTGAGCAATCACTGGATGCAGATCGGGGTGGATATTCTTGTGATTTACAAGCCATTTTGCAAAATCGTCCGCGGTGGCGAACACTCCGGTCAAGCCAGATTGTGCCGCGTCAACTTCCAGCGCTTGCACCATAAGGTCAAAGGCCACGGGATCATCCCAATCCCCCAAGGAATGCAAAGACTCGGGATAGGAACCCTTGGTGGCGCTTAGAGCCTCATTGGTAGTCTTCAGAGAGCCGACAAATTGATCATGCTGCGACAAGGGTCCGGTTGCTGCGGGAGGAACCGGTGGCGCAGCAGCAGCCGCTGCCGCGGCTGCGTCAAAATCAAAGTCTGGATCTTTCCACTTGTAGCCCATCCCGGCGAGCTTTTGTTTCATCTTGGCAATCAGCAGCGGATCAGATGCAGCCCCGAGGCCAATATCGAGAGTTTTGTCGATGTCGTTATAGGCGAGAGTTCCCGGATTGTCCAACGCATTGATCGTAGCCTCCCAATCAAAGCTGTTCGCCTGTGCCACCGGGAAATCGTCCATAGCCACCAGCTCTTTTGCCGCCTGTGCGGGTGGAATCTTTGCCGGGGCTTGGGCTTCGGGCATGTTCTGCCACTTGTAGCCCATCGACTTGAGCTTGCTCTTGATCGCATCGGGGTCGGTGACCTTCCACATCCCGGTGGCGAAATCGCCCACCAGCGCATCGTCAGTGGATTCCAGAGTGCCGAGGTAGACCTTGATGTCCTTGAGCAGCCCCTTGCCCCCAGCGGCCTTGATCGCGGCTTGTAGCTCCTTGGCATCGGCCTTGAGCTTGTCCTTGA